TTAAAGTTTTAACCCTGCAGATACCCTCACGTATTCGACCTGCTGCTCGCCGTGACCACTCTGGTAGTAGGTCGTCATCTTGCCGTCAGCATGCCCCATCAGAGCCTGCACATACTCACCCGGGAAACCCTGCTGCTCGTACAGCCAGGCACCCAGCGCCCGCAGTTCGTGCACTGATGGGCGGGCCCGCTTTTCGGCAATGTCGTCGTAGGCGCGGCAGGCGTCTCTGGCTTTGGCGAACTCTTTGGTCAGGTAGTCATCCGTAATGGCAGACCAGTGCGCCTTGGCTTCGATTTGCTCGCGCTTGCGCGCCCTGGGGCGGTAGCACAGCAGGAACGGGCTTGCGATCGGCACCGCCATGCACTCGCGCACCACCTGGCGCAGGTCGGCCCCCATTTCAATCTCAAGGTGGATGGGGCTGGTGTAGTTTTCGGTCTTGCCCGGGCTTAGCCTGATGGTATTTGCCTCCAGGTCGACGGCTGACCGCTCCCATGTGACCAAGTCCTCGCGGCGCTGCAACGACAGGAGGGCCAGCCGAATCGCCAGTTTCAGCCAGGGCGGGGTGGTGTCGGCTGCCAATATCTTCTCGACGCCCTCTTTGGTGTGGCGCCGGCGCACCTTCTCGGCCTCCTTCTTAACCAGGGTCAGCTCGGCCACGTTGCGCTCCATCAGGCCCTTGGCCACGCCAAACGCGCACACCTGTACCCACAAGCCGCGGTGCTTTGTGTAGGCGTTGTTCTGGAACTGGTCGAGGTATTCAGCCATGGCGAGCACGTCAAGCTGCCCGATCATGCGCTTGCCGAGCTCCTTGATGTACCGGGCGAGCTTGATGCGGATTTCTTTGCGCGTAGACTCGGCCAGCTTGCGGCCGGCAAGCCACTCGATATCGAACCGCTCGATCAGGTGCTGCACTGTAGGCGCCTGCTCTCCGGTGATTGCCCGTAACAGCTTTTCATCGGCGGCCAGCGGCAATAACTTGGCGTTCGCCGCCCGGGCTAACTTGATGGCATCGGCCAGTGGCCGATTGATGCTGGTCTTCTTTCCAGTGATAGGGTTGCGGTACTGCCAGTATTTGCCGTTTGGGTACAGGTTCGGGGGCAGGTCCCGATTTGTGACCGTGCGTTTGCGGGGAGCCATTACGCCACCTGAACCATCTTGGCCAGCAGCTCGTCATCGGACCCCAGCAACTCGGCCTGCAGATCCACGAAGTACACGCCACCCTTAATCTCGCCCACAACGACACCCTCGTCGATCCACTTTTTCAGCTTCTGCAAGCTGGGCTCCTTCCCAGCATAGCGCAGCTTGCGGTACTCCCCGGCCTCCATCAGCCGGGGCATGTTGATACTGTTATGCGTAATGACTTTTGCCATTTGTAATACCTCCCGGCTATGCCTCTGTTTTATCAATCATGGTGGCCAGTTCCTGCTGGTTGGCGTTGGTTGCCATAGGATATGATTCCTGGATTATTCGGATTTACTTCGGATTACTAGAAGTCGTTTGCGTACAGTCAGGTTCGCGAACTTGCTTGGTGAGATTTAGGGTTAGGGACAAGAATTGAAATGAAAAACTTTATTGAGAAAGAGGCAGTGATATTAAGTTTGATACCAGTGGTGTCTTTTATTTGCGCGCTGGCGTTTGAGTTTGGTTATGCCGAAGCGTTTGGGTATTCTTCTGACTTTATTGAGATTGATCTTAAGTCTACTGTGTTGGCTATGTTTGGGCTTGTGCTGGTTTTGTTTCCGTTTTACATATATATGGAGACTGTTTTTCGTCTGGGTTCTTCAGAGAAAAGAACGCATAAAGCCCTTGCCATGTTCATGATTGGGCCGCTTCTTTTGATGTTCATCGCTCTGTTATCCGGGTTTCGTCGTGATATCGTTAACGTGGCTTTGCTATGCACTGCAGTAGCTGTAGTTTTTTGCTTAGTCGCCTATTTATTAAATGTGCCAAAGTACGGGTGGAATGGGGCTTGGGAGGAAATGGCTAAATTAGATGAAGTTCCTGATCGCGAGAGCTCAAAGCCTGAAAGAAGTCAGCCAGGCCCTGCGGATAAAGTTATTGCTAAGTTTTTTTTGATTTTGTCGCTAATTGCTATTGTCTTTTTTGTTCGTGGTGCAGGTGTTGCCGCAGCAAAGTGGAAGCAGAGTTTTTATGTTTTTAAGCTTGGCGAAAAAGACGTGGCGATCCTCGCGGGATATGGTGATAACCTAGTTCTTGGAGGCTATGCCAACGGTCAGTTCGATGGTACGACCTATCTTTTGCCAAAGTCTTCCGGTGAAATTGTTGGAGTTTCGCGAGTCAGGTTTAATGAGTTCCTTGACGCTGATACGCCAATACGCAAGCCGGGTGGCGACTCCATGTAGGGGCAGGGCATTAGGCTCGTTTGCTGTTGGCGGCTCCATTTCCGTCCGCCTCCCGGCTACGCCGCTGTTTTATCAATCGTGGTGGCCAGTGCCTGCTGGACGGCCCTGATGATCCGGCACAGGTACTCGTAGTCGCTGTTCGGCTCGGTGGCTTCATGCAGCCCGTGCCACCATTCATCCCCGAATAGCAACGTCATCGTCTCTTGATGGCAGTGATACACCGCTTCGAGGGTTTCGTACTCGGCCAGGGTGTCGGCCTCATCGAACAGCTGGCGTGCCTCGTTGCTGTCAATGTCCCAACGGCGCCGCTGTTTCACTACCTCGCGGCGCGCGAGCTTAGACAGCGCAAGGCCGCTGAACTTCGTGCTGCCCAGGTTCGGGGCAAAGTAGCCGATGATGTAGGCGGGGTCGCAGCTGCAGAAGAACTGCGCAATCGAGTCTGAGCCCATGCCGCCCCAATATGCTGTCCAGCTTTTGCCGTAGCAGCTGACAGTGATCTTGCCTTTGCGCGGCTCCAGATCCTCGGCAATCACTGTGATCGGGTCCAAGGCTTCAAGCTGATCGATGACCAGCTTGGTGACTGTTGATTCTGTGATTCGCATGGTCATGCCTCCCGGCGGAACAGTGGTCAGTTACGGGTCAGTGTGATTGGCAGCTTGCCGAGGAAGTGTTTAGCGAGGGAAAGCCCGATTCGCATTCCGTATGCCGACGCCGCATCCAGTGTGATGTTTTTATCGTCGCCCAGGGCGATGGTATTCCCGTCCTTGGCGTGCTCCAGCAGCTTGTCGACTTGCTCGACCCGCCCCCCGTGCCAGTCGATCAACTGCTGGACGCACTCGGCGATGCCGTTGAGCTGATCGTCCTTCTGCTCGATCAGGTCTTCAATCATGTCCCGCGTTGCTTCTTTCTCTTCTTCGGCGAGTTCAAGGGCGTTGCCCTGATCAAATGGGCCGCCAACCAAGGCCCAGGCGGATGCATACACCTGCACTTGTTCCATCAGTTGATCTGCAGGGGTTTTGACTTCGGTTGCTTCAGACATAGGTGCTCCCTCCGGCGGTGCCGGATGCTTGAAAGGGTTTGGGGTAGCCCGTTAGGGCTGGGTGGAGTTACTGCTGGCGCTTGCGCTTTGCACGCTCAATGTCTGCGGACTGGGTAGAGGTGATGCCGCTGGCGAAGTCTTCCGGTAGCAGCCCTGCGTTGCAGCTTGGGCAGCAGGGCACCTGGCGGCGCTTGCGCCACACCTTGTCGAGCTCTTTGGTGGCCCGACTGATCAGCGTGAACTGCTCAGCCTCTTCAATCGATTTGCGGCGCGCCTCCAGCCTGCCGGTCATTGCCCGCCAGCTGTGAACCACGGTCATGAATGCATCGAAAGGTTCAACGTCGCTCTCGCAGTCGCTGCAGTAGATCCGGCGTTCTTCTTCGTCGTAGTTAAGGCGCAGGTGCCGGCACGCAGAATGCTCTCGGCGTGTCTTGCCACGGGCGACTCTGAGGTCGCCAATGTCGACGACGTTGATGCCGTGGAGGTAGTCGCGCGGCTCAATGGGTGGACGCTTTGGGCCGCTCATGACTCACCCTCCTGGCCCTGATGGGCTAGGGCTTTGCGCGCCACTTTCGCGAAGTACTCGCCCGCGCTTGCGCTATGGTGATGCTTGCCAGCGATGTCCCGCAGCGCTTCCTCAAGCCGCTTAATCCGCGCCTCATATCCAGCGCACTGATCGCGTAGCCGGTCGCACTCCATGCCGTTCTGCACTGCTGTGCCTGAGAAGTCCTCGATAGCTGCATCGCGCTCGACGATGGCAGCTTCCAGTTCTGCTAAACGCTCCCGAAGCCGCGCTATCTCAATCAGACGTGCGTCGTCATCGTTCAGCACTTCGCCAAACAGCTTCGACCATAGCCTGACGCTTGGGGTGGCAATGGCGCCGCGCTTCATGTTGAGGAATACCTTTTCAGGGTCTTTGACCGCCGCTTCCAGCGCGTCGTAATCGTCAGCGCGGACGTAAATACCCTTTCCAACTCCCCATTCCAGCGGAATCATTCCGCCAAGTGCGTGATAACGCACCACCTCAGAGTTACTCATGGACGCACCTCGGTCTTGCCGCGCAGCAGCCATATCGCTAGCCGTTCGCGCAAGGTAAGGAACCGACACTTGCCGCGGGCATTGATGATCAGCAAGCCATCGCGCTTCTTATGTACGCGAATAGACTCTCCATCGAGTGCGTGAGAAGCCGCCAGCAGTGTCTTTTTCGCATCAGATTGCGATGTGTCATCGTTGTAGGTAAGGCAGTGGGCGACGCCTTGGCATTTGCTGGCCAATTCTGATAGGTGCTCGTTCATGATACTTGTCCTCCGCTTTGCTTGCGGCCATTGGCTAGGTCGATCGCATGACTTCTGTACGTCGCAGCTTTTCGCTCGTAGTGGTTCTGAAGATTACGCAACGCCTGGGCGAGCGTTGCGCCGCTGGTGGCGTGCAGCCATGCCGCACGTCTTCCGTAGCCTGCGCTCCTGACCTCATAGTGCTGCCTGCTGCTGCCATCTAGGCTGTCTTGGCGCTCAACCTGTAGCGTGGAGAGGCGGTTGCTCCCGCTTGACTGCGTGCCAGTCGCGAGCAAGTATTTTTTGCTTGATGATCGGCGCACCACCCACTTGTAGCCGGGCATGATCTTGATTAGCTCTGCGCGGAACTCTGACGGCGTCATGATGTTGCACCCCCGTTCTGGCTGGCCAGGCTGATAATCCAGTCCTGAAGCTGCCGCATCTGCGGAGACCAGTAGGCCGACTCAACGTAGGTGTACAGAGGCGGATAGTCGTGCTGCTTGCGCTTGATGAACCATTCAGCATCGGCCAGTGTGAGGTGGGTAGTTACAACTTCTTCCACTTCCTGCACAAATACGGATGTAAGCCCGTCAGGAAGCTCACCTTCAGATGCATCAAAGAATGACTCGATCGCCTCTGCCACGGTAGAGCAGTCTTCCATGTGGTCGTGGTCTTCTGCCCAGCGGCGGCACCACTCTTCATGGTTTTCCAGTAGATGATCGATAAGCCCTTTGATCGGGTCGATCGATCGCCAAACCACCCCTTCATCACCAACAACTTCATAGTGGCTGTCGTTATAGCCTTCAGCTGTCGGAAGATGCCGCTTGCATCGCACCTGCCAAAACGGGTGGGCGGTCGAGCGCGTGGGCTGATCGCGCATTTGCTCGGCCATTTCAAGCAGCCAGTCCGGAGCCTCGAGCAGAACCGCAGCATCTTGGGCAGTTGTAAACTCCCGGTTGACTACTCCCAAGCCGCCGGCCTGCTGGACAGGCGCTGCGCGCTCCGGGTAAACACCGGGAAGCGGCGACATCGCGGGCTTTTTGCGCTGCTTTTCGCGGATACGCAGCATGGTCTCAGGCTGGCTGATGCGGGTCAGCTCTCGCTCGCCGGCCTCGGCCATGTCCAGTTCGCTCGCCGCGCACAGGGCGGCCAGGGTAACCATTACGCCGCCGGCCTCTTGTACCGGCTCACCGGTCGGGCGCCCGTAGACGTAGTCAACCAGCCGGTGGGCCTCATCAGCACTGCAGCCAAGCGACTGCACAAGCTCGAGGGCCTCTTCAAGGAAGCGATGATTGCGCTCGGCTCTGTCGGCAGCGATAGCCGACCCAAAGCACTCCAGCATCCACGCTTGGACGCGCTGCTGAAACGCCTCGTCTGCGGGAGGGGAAATGCCGTCGAGCAGCCCGGCGAGGCTATTGGTGCGCTGAAACTCGGTGATGCGCTTTCCGAGGATCACTGCACCGTGCTGGTGTCGCTGAATCTTGGCATGCACGGAAGCATTCAGGGCCAGCTTGTTGAGGCGGTGCAGCTCCCTGTTGGTGATGAGGTTGAGCGATACAGCAAGATAGATCGTGCCCAGAGCTATGCCGAACTGGCATTCGTCGTCCTGCTTGCGGGTGTCGATCAGCTCCTGCTTGATGATGCGCAGCGTGGTTTCTCTCTCAGTCATGGCTGCCGCCCTCGCTGTCGATGCCGACGGGGTCAAAGACGCTGTTGTCCTGCATTGCGTGGCGCGCATCGTTTAGCCGCTGCTGCAGGGCGTGCCAGAACTCGGCAAGCTCTGCCTCTGTCATCCAGCTATCCGCATGGACGTGAACGCGCGGCTCTGCTGGCCGGGCTGTGAGTTGGGTGGTCATGGATTCAGCCTCTGAATGTGGTTGTCGATGCGTCGTGCGATCCAGCGGACGCAGAAAACGGCTTTGCTATTGCCGATCGCTTTGTAGCGCGGGCCGTCGGCGGCAGCTTCCAGGCACTGCTCAAAAGTCATCGAGCCGCCGCGCATCAGGTACTTGGCGAAGTCGACGTCAAGCTTCTCTGGGCGGATGACCCGTCCAAACGGAATTAACGTCCAGTCGTCAGGGAAGCCCTGTAGGCGCTCACACTCCCTGGGCGTAAGTCTTCGCACAGCGCTAGCGCTCTGGATTGCTTGCACCTCGGAGCGAGCTTCCAGGGTGTAAGCATGATCCGCTTGAACTCCGACCCCGTCCGGGCCGCTTGCCGGGTTGGTCCGAAGTGCGCCTGCTTGGATGGCGTGCGTGACGATCGGCTGCCCGCGTCCGGTGCCATCTTCGCTGGCGTCAAAGCCCTCTGCCTTGAGGGTGTGGGTGATTTCACCGGTAACGCATACAGCAACCTGCCCACCAGCATTGGCGTGACTATCCCCATGACCCATCGCGCGCAGGGTGGGTGAAAGCTCTCCGGCGTCGGCCGCGTGGTCTTTGCAACTGAAGGCGATGGGAGCTAAGACGTGCGGTTTGTCTCCCCCTCCGGAGGAGGCCCGCAGGCATCCGGCAACATCATCGCCAAGCTCTGCGGTAGCCCCACCCTCGCGACCACGCAGAGATACGGTCAGTACGGCATTTTCTGCGCCGTTGTTTCTTCCGAGCGTATGCGCCTGATCTCTTCGGACATCAGGGTCTTGGGTTCCGTGGACGACTATCGGAGCCTCGTGGTTGCAGGTCAGCGTCGGGCTTCTGCCCTCGGCTATTTCTGCCCCCCCCCCCCCCCTGTCCGTGTGCCATGCAGGTGACTGGCTGGAGCTGTCCGGGTGTGCTTGCGCAGTCTGGCGCTCCGCCACGGCGACCAAGGCTCGCAGTAACTGTTCCGGCAATGTCTTGCCCCTCGCCTCGGCGCGGCGGAGTATCCCTGCGCAGGCCTTCGGACTCAAAGAGTACCGCTGCGGGATCGAACCCTCTTCGAGCACTTGCGACAACGAACACACGGCGGCGTCGTTGGGCCAGGCCGAAATATTGGGCATCCAGCACCCGCCATGCTGCTGTTCTTTCGGGTCCATACACACAACCAGCGTCCGTCCATCTTCCCCCTGACGGCTGTAGCGCTGAGGATTCGCCCACCAGGGCACCGAGGAAGCAGCCAAACGCATTGCCTTTGTCGCTGAGGACACCGGGGACGTTTTCCCACCAGACGACGCACTCGTCATCGCCTCGGGCTGTTCGAACATGGTCAATTGCATCTGCGAGCTCCACGAACTTGATAGTGAGTTTGCCGCGCGGGTCTTCGAGGCCGGCGCGCATGCCTGCAACGGAGAACGCTTGGCATGGTGTGCCGCCAACCAGCAGGCTTGGCGCAGGGATCGCACCGGTCAAAACCTTGGCCGGCAGCAGCGTCATGTCGCCGTGGTTCGGCACCTCGGGAAACCGGTGTGCCAGCACCGCGGAGGGGAACGGTTCAATCTCGGAGAACCATGTAGGCGTCCAGCCGAGCGGGTGCACTGCAACCGACACCGACTCGATGCCGCTGCACACCGATCCGTAGTCGATGGTCATGTGGGTTACCTCGGGGAAGGGGTTATGCGGTGGCGTGTCGCGCCGGCGGGACGATGTCAGGGCCCGGGCGCTTAAGCTCCGAGTGATTGGCGTTCATGCTGACTGGGCAGACTTGGGTTGGTCCGGTGCCGGCATATCCATCAGAATGTCCATCTGTGCCGCGCCTTCGATCCACGCTTTATCTAGCCGGGCGCGCGCCATTGCGGCGTATTCTGGGTTGAGTTCACAAAGGATCGACCGGCGACCTTCCTGCATTGCTACAAGACCTGTGGTACCGGCGCCGCCGAACGGATCCAGCACCACGCCACCGCGCGGTGAACCAGCCAACACGCAAGGGCGTATCAGGTCGGGCGGGAAGGTTGCGAAATGGGCTTCTTTGAATGCGTGGGTGGCCACTGTCCAGACGCTGCGCTTGTTGCGGGTCTCGCTATAGTCAACATCGGCTCGGTCGGGGCGATGCTGAGCTTTCTGGCCATGTTCACCAGCGCTGTACTTCGATTCCCTGGCAAAGCTGTTTCGCTTGCTGCCTCGCGCTGCACCGTCCTTGTGATAGCCGCCGTGTCCGCCTTCGCCGGTGCTGGTGTCCCAGCCTTTCGGCACAGTGACCCGCTCACGATTTCGTTTCTTGGCATCGGTGCCGTGACCCCATCCAACACCATTGGTGGGACGCGTGCTGCCACCGCTCATGTTGGATGGCTCTCTGATGGCATCGTTGTCGTAGTAGTAGCGCCGACTTTTGCTCAGTAGGAAGAGATATTCGTGCGCCTTTGTGCAACGGTCTTTGGTGCTCTCTGGCATTGGGTTTGGTTTGTGCCAGATGATGTCCTGCCGCAGATACCAGCCATCGTCCTGCAGAGCGAAAGCCAGGCGCCAAGGCATTCCCATCAAGTCCTTAGGTTTGAAGCCGTAATGTCCTACCTTCTTGTCCTTGCGCCGACTGGCCATCACTTGTCGCTGACTCAGAGCCGATACACCGATCCCCATGTCGTCATGACCATGCCCGCCCCAGCTGCCGGCATAGCTGTCACCCATGTTCACCCAAGCCGTACCGTCTTTGCGCAACACTCGGCGCACCTCACGAAACACCTCAACCAGGCGCTGGATGAACTCGGCGGGCGATTGTTCCAGCCCAATCTGCCCATCCACTCCGTAATCCCGTAGGCCGAAATAGGGTGGGCTTGTGATACAGGTGTGCACGCTCTCATCCGGCAGGGTGCGCATCATGTCGATGCAGTCGCCGATCAGTATCTGGTGGTTCATTGGCTGCCTCGGTTAGAAAAGTGAACGCTGCTCTTCGTCCCCGGGCTTGGTCTGGGCGAGAGGCGCCGGCTGCGGACCCTGTCCTGCTAGGAACAGGCATTTCTCTTCAATGCCATGCTGACGCTGAGTGCTGGGGTGAACAATGGTGAGAACGCCGCCGAAGCCCTGAGCTATCAGGGCGTGCTCGGCTGCAAGCCGCGCGACCTCTTCATACGCTTCTTCGCGGGTCATGGTTACCTCTGGAACAGGCGTGGCATACTCGCCCAAGAATGGGGAGGGTGTATGCGTAAGGACTGGTATGGTTTTAGCTGCGGTGGGTTGCTGCTCGCTGCAGGGGTGCTCGTTGGATTAGCCGCTGCAGGCTCTGTGCAGCTAAACGACTCTATTGCTGACTACGCTTCTGCCATCGCAGCTGTTAGCGTCGCTCTGACTGCTTGGAGTACGGCACAGGCTTGGCGCCGTCAGATCATCTTCGAACGTGAGTTCGACTCCTTGCAGGAGCTGCGCGCAGCGCTTTCCGGCCTCGAGCAGGCTAATGATCTTTTCCAGGTATACGGCGCCAAGTGGGCTGACAGGATTTTCCCTGGCGAGCCTGACAATATTTTTGCGATAACCACTTCAAAGATCGACCGAGAGCAAACGCCGCTAGATGTTGCAAGCGCAAGGCTGCAATATCGGGCGTGCTGTCAGAAATGCGAAAGCTTCGTGAGCAGCAAAATGATGGACATGACCCCGAAGCGAGTGGACGAATTTGTCGAGATGATTGACAGGAAACTAAATGCTGCGAGCACCACGGTGCCGAACATTTATGGCTTCGATGCAATTGTGAAAGAGCACTCAGCGACATGGGATCGCAAATTAAAAGGTGCCGCCTCAATAATTGAGTCCGAGCTGAAAGAAATGCGAAAGCTCTGACGATGAACTTACCGATCTAGGCTTGTAGTCGCTCCGGCATCTTCAATACCCTGTCGCTTCATATACTCGGGCGGCTTCATAGCTGTTCCAACAGCGGGGCTTGCTCTGCCCCGTTCATCGCGTGATGGAGCTGGACCTTTTCGCCATCGTTTGCACCCATGTAGGCCGCAGTTCGGGCGTTGCGGTCGGTTTCTACTGCTGATTTTTTAGGCTTGGCCTCTTTCAGCTTCATCGTCATTACTTCACGTAGAAACTGGTCATGCTTCGCCTCGCGCTCTTTGCTGGCTGGGCCGGCGAACTCGTTGACCTTCTCCTTCACGGCCATCACCCAACCTTCGCAGTAACCCTGTGCGACTTTCTTCTTTTTGGACGGCGTCCACCACTCAGGCACGCGTTGCGCCAGAAAGTGCTTGCGGGCCTGCTTGATCTGGCGCATCAGCACCTCATAGGTGTATCCGGCGATCTTTGCGCTTTCTGCTTGCCCAACAAAAATAACGCGGTACCTGGCCGTGTAGGCCGTGCATTGGAAGGCTCTGGCGCAGATGTTCTGAAGCGCTGCCGCCCAGAGCGGCGGATTCGCGTGCGCTGAGTTAACTCGCTCGGTACCCAGCTCTGAGAGCTCAACGTGCTCAGCTGTGAGTCCGTATTTCTCCATGAGCTTGCGAGCCTGGCGCATGCCTGCAGCGGCTTCGTGCTCATTTCCCGAAGAGCCAAGCGCCATGCACTTGCGAATCTTCTCCAAAATTCTGGCTTTGTCGGTAGACATAATGCTTCCTTGGGGTTGGTTGCTGGCGCGTGAACGATGCTGGTCAGGCGCGCCGGAATGTGAGGTGAAGTCGGCGAGCAAGCAAGTCTGCGCGCTTCTCGGTGATGTCGAGGCACTGGGCGGCGTAGCGCAGGGTGTATCTGGACTTGGCCATGTCCGCCAGTTGGCGACCTAGCTCCTTTTCAGCTACGTCTTTGCGACCGCGGTTGATCGATGTGTCGTAGCCGAAAAATTGCAGGCAGTTGCTGACGAAGCGCTTGCCTTCGCCTGTTTCGACGCAGATTTGCGCGATCGTCAGCCCGCGCTTGTCGAATAGCTCGATCAGGTCCGGTCCAATTTTCCGGTACCGCGTGATGTGCGCAGCTTCTCGGCGGGTGCTCTTGGGCTGCGGTTTGCGTTTGGGCTCTTTACGTGGCGGGCGAGGCACGAAGGTAGCGGGCGCGCTGACTTGGATTGCGCCGCCGGCCGCTTCGAATGCTGCGATCTTGCCCGCCAGGTCGTCTGCCCGTGCGTTATCGATAGTCGGACGAAACATAGCGGCACCTCAGATTCCAGCAGGCTGGTCTTCGCCGCCCAGCGCATTGCACAGCGCGGGGATGAACTGCTGCAAGGTGCCGCCCATAATGGTCAGGCTGGCGTCCAGCTCGCTGGCCATGTCGTCGCCTGCCTGATCGTTGGCTTCGTCGATAACCAGGGCATCGAAGCGCAGGCGCTTGATTACCATGCGGTCGGTCAGCATGAAGTTGAGTTTGTCGCCCCAGCGCAGATCAAGCTGGGTGACCTGTTTGCCGGCGCTCAGGTGTAGCTGAATCTCGTCGCTGCCCAGATCCTGATGTTTACAGCGGACTTGCCCGCCGTCTTCGCTGGTGTCGGTCAGCTCGCAGTTGTCGCCGATCTGCAGGGAGGCGGGTGCTTGGTTGTCTTTGACCCACTGCGTCATGCTGGTGGCGGGTGGCGCCTTCACGTTCATTGGGCGAACGGGCAGGGTGCCGGTGCACTCGCGCAGCAGGCTCAGCAAGTCCTCTGCGCGCTTCCAGGTGCTGGTGTCGACCGCGATCCAGCCGTCAGTGGCGCTGATCAGTGCAAAGGTGGTCTGTGTGCGGGTGAAGGCGCGCGGCAGCAGTTGCATGACGATTTCGTCTTTCAGGGTGTCGCGCTCTTTTTTGTACACCTTGCGGGCGTCGCGCTCTTCGATATCGGCGATCTTGGCGTCGAGGGCGTCTTTCACGACGTGGCCTGGCAGGATGCGCTCTTCTTTCTGCATGGCAACCAGCCAGAAGCCGGCGGCTACCTGCACCAGGTTGACGGAGTGGCGTCCGAACGGGGTTGTCCAGCCGAGGGTGTGTGTCTCTTGGCTTGCGCATTCGCGGGCTGGCTTTTGCTGCAGGGCTGCAATCAGCTCATCAAGGCTGAAGGGGATGGCCTGGGTGAAGCGGTACAGCAGGATATTTTTGAACCACATGGTTGAACTCCGGTGTGCTGGTATGCGGGTTATTGGTCGGCCGGATCGCTCTGGAGCAGTTCAAGCTCCAGCCATTCGATGCCGGTGGGGAGTTGGTCGATGGTGTTGAATATCTCTTTACCGAGGCGTTTGGCTTCTTCGATTTCATCCAGCGTGCCGGCTGAACCACTCCAGCCCGGGCACAGGACGAGGACGTCTGAGCAGCGCAGCAACGCCATTGTTGCGTCGAGCCAGAAGTCGTCGCCGAGGGCGGGGTATGCGCCGTCAAGATGGCCGGTGTTGGCGTGCGGGATGATTGGCGCCCAACCGCGGCGTGCAGCCAGCAGGCCAACTGCCCGGGCGGCTTGTATGTTCAGCTCGACTGCCTCCCGGTTGGCGCCACGGTATGGGCCGGCAATGTAGGCAACGGGCATTTGTCTGCGCGTCATGGGTGACCTCCGGCCATGGCGCGCTCAAGGCGCGTTTTCTTCGCGTTGGCCAGCGCCGGCGTGGTGGCCCAGCCGACGATGGCAGACCCCATGCGGAGGTGGAAAAAGTCACCATTTTGGGGGGATGAGGGCAGCACGCGGCGCCCGGCCTTTTCAATCACGATGGGCTCTCTTTGCATGGTCACTCCGTTGGTTTTGCATTGATGAAGAGGGGGGATATAACGCCGGCGTTTGCATAATTTGGCTGGAAAAAGAACCCCGCCGAAGCGGGGTTAATAGCCGTAACGAAACGCAACGATGCAAGGAGCATCGGGGTGTGAACTGGCTATTGCTGCAGGTGTCTGTTTGCGGCTACCGGTGCCACCCGGCAATTTGTGCACTCGACCTCAGCAACTACTCAGAACGCACTCCGATGCCCAGCAGTGCCGCTGCTGGGGCCGGTAGATCAACAGTTGTAGTGAAAGTGCAGGTACTTGCCTGCATTCAGCGGTATCCAGATATGGCCCGCATAGTCATCGCCGGAATAACCGCCGTTGACGGTTTGGTGAATGTAAGCTCGCTTGAAGGCGTATTCGTTCAGATCGACTTCTTCGCCGCCGGGGCTTTCGTCAATTCGCAGATCACCGACCCAATCCGAGTCTTCGTGCATGTACTTCACGATGTCCGCATAAACACGCCGCCGGACAAGGCCGCGAACTTGGCGCATCACTGCTCGCTCTCTGAGACCAACCTCCTTTATCTTGGCGGCGATCTCTTGATCCATTTGCTCCATTGGCGAGAGTGGACTGAGTGGCAGCACGCGCAGGATCGTCGGGTTGTTGAGGAAGCTCTTTGCTGTCGTTAAACAGCGGCGCTCTTCTTTGCGAGAGCGCTTCATCTGGGCGGCTTTGATTCGCGCCGCTTGGTGCGGATCTTTCGGATTGCGGTGGTGACGGGAAAGCGGGCGGCTGTTGGTTGCCCTAGCCCTTGCCGGGGGCTGCTCGAAGGATGCGAGCGCTTGAAAAAGCGGGAATGTCCACATTGCTGTTCTCCTGTTGGGTCACCCTGATGCGCCCCAAATGAGGCACACCTTGGCGGGTGCGCTATCGTCTGGGCACGCCTGCGCGTTTCCTTTCTGCGATTTCTTCGCGGTCGATAGTGACGTGGGGTGGTGCGTCGACGCCCAGGCGGACCTGGGTGCGGGAGTTGATGCCGAGAACCATCACCTCGATGGTTTCATGGGCGGTTTTGATGATGATTTTCTGGCCGGTGTTGCGTGTGAGTGCGAGCATTTCCTTTCTCCTTGGTTGCTTCCCGATGTACCCGGGTTATCAGGCACATGAGGAAGACTGCTCTTTGGCGCCTATGAGTAGTCGCTGACCTCGTCGGTGACTCTCACCATAAATTTGCCGACCACGCGACCGTAAAAATGACTGGCCGCGCACTCGCGGAACGCATCGTCTGGCCCTAGCTTGCTGGCAACCGAGCTGCGGTTTTCGCTGACATGAAAGCTGACCCATCCGTAGACGCCGTCGGCGCTATAGCTCGCGCAGGTAATGCCGTCTGCGCTTGAGTTGTGTTGAATACCTTCGAACATGGTTTTGCACTCCCTGTATGGTTTCGCGATGCCGCCTCAGTGAAGCGGCATGAGGAAGTCAGGCAGAAGCGCCGAAGGTTGCTTCTTCAGCCAAGCGATTGCGTAGGCCATAGCCCATCAGCGGCCATATCTTCTGTACGGCGTTCTCGCGTGCGATTTTGCGGCCGATCTGCTCATCGAAGTTCTCGGGGCTGGCGCAGGCAGATTCACCGGTTACGGTGAAGCCATTGCGTAGCACCAGCACGCAGATGGTCAGCAGCCCGAGTGATTCGTGATGAATCTGACCCGCGCCTTGATACACGTCGCCGTGCGTGCGGCATGCGCCAATACCGCCCTCAGCAGCCGTGAAGCACGTCTCGGCGATGATGTTCGCTTCGATATCGGCGGGCGTGATACGCGGAGCATTGAGCCCCTTGCGTTGAATCTCTTGCTCGATTGTTTCGTCGCTCATGTCGTTCTCCTGTGCGTGGCTCTGGTGCCACTGGTTTGCTAGTCTCCGTGGATGGATGACTACGAAAGGAACTGCGGTGAATGGATGCCAAGAACCTTGAGGTTTTGCGCGAGTTGAAAGCTCGAATGCAGCAGGAAGAGGAGCCGGTGAACCCGGCGGTACTGAACCTGATTGGTGAGCTCAAGCGGGTGCTTGGCGGCCAAAAAGACAGTAGCCGCGAGAAAGTCAAAATGACGCTGGTTGCCGGTGAGCCGACCGAGGTTGCGCCAAGACGAGTAGGGAAGAAGCGCAAGGTCAAAAGGCCGAAGACCAGTGCTACCTCAGCAAAGCCACTCAGCAAAAAGCAGGCTGCGAAGTTGGTGACTGAGCGAGTCCAACGGCGCCAAGCATCAGGGCGCTCTGGTGCTCATGTCACGCACTGCAATGACTGCGGCGTGCCTCTTGATAACCCAGAGGAAATACTGCGGCTTTCGAACCTGTGCCCGAAGTGCTTGAGCCGTTCACGCGCGCTAGATGCCGCTTTCCGGTCCAGATCTGACACTGAATATACGGATGTGACGCTCTTGCCGGGCGGCGCCCCAGGGCTCGGAAAGCGCCACTAACTACTCCGATTTCATCCCAAGCAGCCCTCGCAAGAAGGCTGCTCAGTGATTCGTCGTTGCTTCCCGCAGTCGCCTACTGGGCTTCTACCACCTGCGGGCCTTTCTTCTGGTTGTCATATAAACCGCTGCGTCGGCATGCCGGGCGCCACAGTCTTGTTGCCTTGCGCTGTTACCCGCCACCTGCGCTTGGGCGATGATTTTTGTCCTCACTGCAAGCTGTTCGGCCTGTCTGCTGTTAGCGGTGATGCACTCCGTTCTGAGGAGTACCGCCAGGGAGCGTTAGCAGTGCAACCCTTTGTCCGCTGATTCCAGATGCGTCAGCAAAACATTGAGCAGGCCGGTTACCAGTGACCGGCATGGGGTTCCAGGTTTTGAAAGAGCGGCGGGTCTGGCCCTGGCCGGTGTGCTGGCGTGGAATAAACATTAACCGCCGGTATTTTATCAGTCAATACCGATGGTTAATTTAATTTTGCGGGCGCAAAGAAAAGCCGCAGGGCGGCTGGAATGGCGGGCAAAAAAAAGCCCGCTTGGGCGGGCTTGGGGCGTGTAGCGAGATTAGCCGGGCAGGCGGTTCGCTTTTGAGTGGTAGCTGAGCATCAGATATCCATGAAGTGTATCGGCTCTACGGGCAAGTGAAAGTGGATTCCATGCTGGTGGGACAGGCGGCTCTGCACCGCCTCAAAGTCGCTGGGGTTGTAAATATTCGGCAAGAAAGGGTTTCTGACTTCATGCCAGAACTCGCCTTTGAATGGCGGGCTTACGCCAAGGTCATTCAGAGCCAGGGCGATGAGGTTGAGCTGCATCACGCGCGGAAGCGAGTTGAACTGGATGTAGACCTGTTCGCGATCCATGTGCATACCGCCGCCCGCTGAGAGGATGTAGGCGATCTGCTCGCGAATGTCATCCCCTTGGGCTTCCGTAAGGGTTGGCAGCATGTGTTCAGCTAACAGGGCGTTCGTCGCAGCCGCAAAGCCTTTGGTGCCCCTAAATAGACTTGAGAAAAAGCCCATCTACTACCTCCTTGTAGGCTTCAGCGTCAGAGCTTCTTGCCGTTCCAGACCATGATTGCCCGGGCGTGAAAGGTCACGTCTTCAGCATTGACGACGAAGGGGTCATGGTTGCGGTTATCCGAGATGATTTTCAGCTCAGTTTTGCTGATCTTCTGGACACGCTTGATGTAGGCGAGGTTGTCCCAGGTGAACAGGTACACGCCATCGGAGACAAACGACGTGACGCCGTAGTCAACGAACACCGGGTCGCCATGATTGATGGTGCCTTCCATGCTCTGGCCCCACCCTGTGACCAACGCCAACTTGGATGCGCTTGAGTAGCTGACTCCCGCTGCCTCGAAGAACGAGCGGTGGATGGTGACCTCCCGCAGCACTTCCAGATAGTCGGCCGGTAACTGGCCGCCGCCCATGGCGGCCCGCAGGTCGTACTGCGTGATGTGCAGCTCACCGTCGCGCAGCGCCTTTTTGGTGAAGTCTGCGGTTATTACGTTGCCGGTTGAGTTAACTGCCTTGCTGATCATTTCTGCCTCCCTGGCAAGCCTTGGACTGAAGCTCTCAATTGGCGAGCGCAGTTCACTCGCCAGCACCGCGGCGAACTGCACGTTCAGCGCGTTGACGCCCTTGAAATAGAGGTTCACTGCCGCAGGTGTAATCCCGGCCACCTCGGCCAGTGATCTTTGGCTAAGGCCCAGTTGTTTCTTTTTGGCCAAAAAGAGTTCGTGCGCAGCATCGCACTCGGCTGCTCGGTCTGGCGGTAGTGGGCGTTTCTTGGTCATGGGGCAAATCTATAACCAATGGTTAATAAAAAGAAGAAACCGCCGGTATTGATAAAAACATAACCGCTGATTAACATCTTGCAGGAGGACCATTCAGAGGAAGGGCCAATGAAGCAAGTCACGCTGAACGAGCTTGTGGTGGATCGGAATCAATCCGAGGTGGCTCGTTTGCTTGGGGTGTCTTCCCCGGCAATCACTAAGGCGATCAAGTCGGGCCGAACGATTTTGGTTACCGAGCACGATGACGGAACGCTTGAGGCGAAAGAGCTTCGGCCATTTCCCTCGAACAAGAAAACTCAGGCTGCCTGACACGAATTAGATGGTGGCAGGGCTTTCGCCGCGCCGCCACGACAAAACCAACGAGGTTTCCCGACGATGGAAGAAGTGCACAGAGCGGTTCACGAAACCGTCTTGGAAGCAGGCCCGAAGCAACTGGCCCATCAGATGGGCACCAGCCATACCAGCCTGCTGAATCGCGCTAACCCTAACGACGACAGCCACCGGCTGAACTTTGAGCAGTTCCTGCAGATTCTGGTGCATAGCAAAGACATGCGTCCGCTTGCCGCGCTGGCCGCTGAGTTTGGCTTTGAGCTGGTAGCCAAGGATAAGCCCGCCGCTCAGGGCCTGGCCCAGGCGTTTGTGCATATGAGCGCCGAGATTGCGGACGTGACGCGAGCGGTTGCCGATGCGCTGAGCGATGGGCATATCAGCGGCAGCGAGCGGCGCGAAATTACCAAGGAGCTTGGAGAGGCGCGGCACAGCCTGGATGGGCTTGAGGCGTCGCTGCACGTGGGAGAGCTGACCCCTGACTAGGTGCGCCTGCCGGCTGATCAGGTGGTAACGCACAGACAATAAAAAACCCCGGCATTAAGGGTGGGGACCCTGCCGGGGCTGCATACTGAGGCTTCATTATGTCTTCTACTTGGGTATTCATCAATACACGCAGGGATAGCGGGCTGACTGGCTGTAAGCCAGGCGGTGCGCGCCATGGCGGGTGACTGGATTAAGTTTGAGCTTGCTACCCTGGACAAGCCTGAGGTGTGCCAGATTGCGGATCTGGCTGACATCGACATTGACGCGGTGCTGGGCAAGCTGCTGCGCGTGTGGGGTTGGTTCGATCAGCAGACGAAAAATGGTAACGCTCCGAGCGTTACCAAAAAATTGCTTAATCGGCTGGTTGGCGTTGAGCGCTTCTGCGAGCACATGGTTGCCGTTGGTTGGATGGATGATGACGGTGATTTGATATCGCTGCCCAACTTTATCCGACACAACGGTAAGTCCGCGAAAAATAGAGCTTTAACGGCGCGGCGCGTAGCAAATCACAAAACCACTAACGGTAAAGCTAACGCAAAAGGTAACGCGCCCAGCGTTAGCGACGCAGCAGAAACCGCGTTACCTAGAGAAGAGATAGATATATCTCTCTCTATAGGGGCGCCGTTCTCGATGCCGCTGGAGTGGAAACCCCCGCCAGACCTCCTTGCCGCTTACGCGGGCCGTGCCGGCATGAGCCCGGACCTGTTCACCGACGAGGCCCTGTCTCCGTTCGTGATTTACCACCACGCCAAGGGCGAAATGAAAACGCCGGCCCAGTTTGTGGGCCTGCTGGTTGCCTGGGTGCGCCGAGATCAGCAACACGCCAAGCGAGGCGGGCGGGGGCCTGCTGCGGGCAGTGCCGGCGACCCCGATGTGCACGACAAGTCCTGGGCGGAAGAGGGGTGACAGCATGAAACCGACTGACGAATTGCTGCGCGGAGCTGTGTCTACGATCAGGCCGCAAGGCCCGCTTGCGGCCCCTGACGCGCAGAAACCGGCAAAGCTGGACGATGGCACCATCGAGGTGGTCAACGACCTGTTTGCGGACCTGCAGGCGATTTGCTCAGCCTGGCGCAGGGACTGGGGTGATGCTGCTGCGATGAAGACCGCCAAGCGCAACTGGACCAAGGCGTTCATGGAGGCCGGCATCACGCGTGTTGAGCAGATTGAGCGGGGCAAGCAGGTTTGCCGCGCCAGGACCGGCCGCGCCGCTGCGTTTTTGCCGGCGATGGGGGAGTTCATGGAGTGGTGCTGGCCTGATCCGCAGGAGCTTGGATTGCCCGGCGTGGGGCTTGCGTTTCAGGAGGCTGTGCGCAACTCCCACCCGGCGTTCATCGGATCTGCGGTTTGGAGCCACAAGGCGATCTATCACGCTGCGCTGGCGTGCGGCCGGGACAAGCTGCTGCGCCTGCCTGGGGATGTGTCGCGGGAGCGGTTTGAGAAGGCCTACCGCGACGTGCAGAAGCAGCTGCTGAACGGTGTGGTGCTGGCAGATGCGCCCCCGCCTGACCAGAAGGCGCTGCCGAAACTGGCGGATCCGGAGAAGGGTCGCCAAGCGATTTGTGCGTTGAGGGCGACTCTGGCCGGTGGCGCGTGAGGTGAGCAAGCGCTTCAGGTTCCGCTTGGTGGATGGCTCTGGCGGTACGGCGATCTACATGGCGGGCGCGACGCTGGAGCAGGTCATTGCTGGCTGCGTCGACCGATTTGGCGGGCACAGGTTACTGGAGGTTTACGTTGGCTGAGGCGAGGCTTATGCGCACTGTTGGGGATGTGGTCACCTGGTGGCTTTCGCGGATCGAGGCGGACAGGACCAAGTCTGCGTCGTACCAACGCAGCATGCGCAGCCTGATGCGCAAGCACGTTATCCCGGCGATTGGGAAGGTGCGTATCGGCAAGGTAACCCGGGTGCTGATGGATGATCAGCTGGTGTTTCCGCTGCATGAGGTGCTGAAGCCAAGGACCATCCAGAAGGCGCTGCAGGGGCTTGGCCAGGCATTTCGAATGGCTGAGCGGCAGGGGCGTATTGATGGTAACCCGCTGGCTGGTACGACCTTCCGTGATTTCTACAAGGGCAAGCTGCCGCCGAAGCCGGCCCAGCTGTCACGCATTGACCTGCCGCACCTGGTGGAGCTGCTGGTGCGGGCGTTCACCGATGACCCTCCCAAAGCGATGCTGCCGCTGATGATGCTGGCCCATGGCACGCGGATAACCGAGACGCTGCTGGCGGAGTGGGGGCATGTATCGCTGGACCAGCGTATGTGGGTGATACCGGCGAGCAACACGAAGAGCAAGCGTGAGCACCTGCTACCTGTGACTCCGCAGGCCCTGGCCCTGCTGCAGCGGTACCGGGAGGCGCTGCCGAGCGCGCGCAAAGCTACCTGGATGTTTGCGGTGCGTGGTGGTGGGCCTATGTCGCCATCAAGCGGGCATGCGCTGCTGCGTGGGATCAGCAACCGGGCGTGGACGAGCCACGACCTGCGCAAGCTGATGCGCGACAGCCTATCGGACATTGGCATTGACCATGCGGTAGCCGAGCGCTTGCTGAACCATTCACTTGGGGTGACCGTGGAAACCTACCTGACCCGGGATGATCTGGCACGGCGCCGGGAGGCGTTGGAGCGGTGGCATGCGCGGCTGGATGAACTGGGATTTGCTGACGCACATGGTGCAAAAGTAGCTGTTCCTGCATTTCTGCAAAACCCGGCTAGCCCAGTAGTGGCGGGTGATACAGCCGAAAGCTGCATTTCTACAGGTAGAGGATGAAGTTTTGCGCAGAACGACGGTGAAAGGTGGCGGTGCGCGGTCGCCAGGACGCCGGCCGGCAGCGAATGCCAAGAGCCGAATGCAGGCCTTGGGGCGGCTCAAACAGGGTCAGAAAAACAAGACCGAAACCGCGTATGGGCATCACCTGCAGCTGCTGCTGACGGCAGGGGAGATTCTTTGGTACCGGTTTGAGGGCATCAAGTTGCGCCTGGCAGACAAGACGTTTTACACGGCGGATTACAACGTGATGCGCGCTGACGGGCTGCTGGAGATACATGAAGTGAAAGGCGTTTGGACCGACGACGCCCGGGTGAAGATCAAGGTTGCCGCAGATCAGTACCCGTTTCGGTTCATCGCGGTGAAGAAGTCGAAGGGCGGCTGGGAGTATGAGTATTTTGACTGAGCAAGTGGATTGGCAGCCTGTTGCCTGGATGACACCGGATGGCTACCGCAAGGAGGTTTCGTCTATGGCTGGTGGTGAGTCGTTCATTGTGACCAGCCCGGACAATGGGGCGATGTTTGTGAGTCCTGACGCTGGCGAATTGGACACCTGCGTAACAAAGCACCGGGAGCAGGGCTGATGACGCAAGGCAATGGATTCCTGCAGCCGTGCGAGGTGTGCGTGGGGCAGGGTACGACGCGGGGCGTTTTCTTTGACCTGGATTGCACCCGTTGCGATGGAATTGGCTGGCTTGATGGAGACCAGCCGGCTACCGCGCAGCAGGTTGGGCGCCTGCTGAGTGTTGCGTTGCAGCGTACTGACCTGCTGGAGCAGGCATTGATCCGCCGCGGGCATGTGTTGGGGCCGGAGCGTGATTATCAGGACCATCCGCGTGATGGGGTTGGCGGCCACCGTACCGGTGACTGAGTTGGGCATTGAACGCCTTGGGTTGCAGAACAAAAGGGGACCACACAATGGCACATGATGATCGGCGGACGAGCTCCAACCTGATTCTGGAAGCCGCTGAAGAGCTGCATAACTTGGAACAGCTGGTTACCCGTGACTCTTTGGCGCAGCACACCGGCCTTAAGCCGGGGATCATTGATGATCGGCTGAAGGTGCTGGTTGGCGATGGGCGCCTGGTGCGCGTTGAGCGTGGCGTATACATGCCATTGGCACCACACAAGCCGGCACGGCAGATAAGCCACACCGAACTGCCCGACGGCACCGTTGTGCTCGACATTGGCGATGAGGTGTTGCACTTGACCCCGAAGGAAGCCAGGACACTCGGTGCAATGCTGGGTGCTCGGGCGCTGCAGGCGACTCAGATTGAACTGGGCAACCAAGCCGGAGTGATGGTCACCGAGCTGGCTGCAAAGATCCGCAGGCTTGAGCGTGAAGTACGTGGGCTACGGTCCGAGCTGAAGGGTGACAATGAAATGCAGCTCGGTTTGGACATTCAAGGCCAGTCCTGCGGGGTCGCTGACCCCTTGTAGAGTTCGACCCCACACGGCATGCCGGGAACACTCCCCGGCATGGCCAAGACTCCCCCAAGCGGTAAAGCCGCATCCAGCAAGAAGAAGCCACCAGCAGCAGGCAGGGCTGGTGCAAAGCCGCGCGTGCGGAAGAAGGGACGACCCAGCGCCTATACCAACGCCCTGGCTTTATCGATATGCACTGGCATTGCAGAAGGGCTGAGCCTACGCAGCATCTGCAAGAGCGAAACGATGCCTGCGCTGGGTACTGTGATGCGATGGCTGGCTGACGATTCTAATGCCGAATTTCGAGAGCAATACGCGCGCGCGCGCGAGGCTCAGGCCGACAAGCTGGCCGAAGAGATACTTCAGATTGCGGATGACGGCAGCAATGACAACTATCAGGACGAAGACGGAAACTCGTTCATCGACCACGACCACATTGCCCGCAGCCGGCTGAGAGTCGACGCGCGGAAGTGGCTGGCCAGCAAGATGGCCCCCAAGCGTTACGGCGATAAGGTGACGCAGGAGCACACTGGTGCAAATGGTGGTGCGATCGAGGTGCACAGCAGGGTCACGTTTGTACGGCCCCCTGAGCGGAAGGACGATGAGGAATGACGGCCTTCGTCCAACCGCTTGAGCTGGACCTGAACCTGCCATTCAAGCTGGCCCCGCTTTACGAGCCCTGCCGCTACAAGGTGATGCACGGCGGCCGCGGTGGCGGTAAGTCACATGGCGTTGCTCAGGTGCTGCTCGATATGGGCGCCCGCAAGCCGCTGCGCATTCTGTGTGCGCGCGAGATTCAGAAGTCGATGCGTGACTCGGTGCACCGGCTGCTGAAGGACTACATCATCAAGCTGGGCCTGACCGAGTTCTACGAGGTGCTGGACACCGAGATTCGTGGCGCGAACGGCACGCTTTTTCTGTTCACGGGTTTGCAGTCGCACACGGTCGACTCGATCAAGTCGTTTGAAGGCGTTGACGTTGTTTGGGTCGAAGAGGCTCACGGCGTCAGCAAGAAGTCGTGGGACGTGCTCACCCCGACGATCCGTAAAGACGGCAGTGAAATCTGGCTGACCCTGAACCCGGATATGGACACGGACGAGACCTACGTCCGGTTCATTGGGTCCGCGAGCGATGACACCTGGGTTTGCGAAATCAACTGGCGTGACAACCCATGGTTCCCGGAGGTTCTTAACCAGGAGCGCTTGAAGGCCAAGCGCACCATGAGCAAAGAGGACTATGAGCACATCTGGGAAGGCAAGCCGCGCACCGTGGCTGCCGGTGCGATCTACCGGCACGAACTTGAGGCGCTGCTGGCTGACAAGCGTATCCAGCGCGTGCCATACGACCCGACCTTGCCTGTGCACACCGTCTGGGATCTGGGCTGGAACGATGCGATGACGATTGGCTTTGTGCAGCGTGGCCCGCAGGACATCCGCATCATCGACTACATCGAGGACAGCCACCGCACATTGGACTGGTACGTTGCCGAGATGGAAAAGCGCCCCTTTCGATGGGGGACAGACTATTTGCCGCACGACGGGCGAACCCGCAACTTTCAGACCGGCAAGAGCACCGAAGAGCTGCTGCGCGAAATGGGCCGCAACCCCTATGTGCTGGCACAGACCAGTGTTGAGGAAGGCATCAAGGCTGTGCGCATGATCTTCCCTAGGTGCTACTTCGATAAGGACAAGACCGGCAGGTTGGTTGAGTGCCTGAAACGCTATCGCCGCGCATTACACACCCAGACGAACGAGCCAATGGGCCCGTTGCATGACGAGTACAGCCACGGTGCCGATATGTTCCGTTACGTTGGCCAGGCCGTCGCGATCATGCCCAGCACGATGGAACCCAGTTACGAAGAGCCAGAGGCGCCTGATTGGCGCACATGAGGACCACCATGGATACCCAGCACGAATATGATCCCCTGCAGTGTTCCGGCCCGATGACGCTGGATGAGTACACCGCGATCATGGAGGAGATCGAAGAGCAGCCGCACTGGCGCACGATCGCCGACAAGGAAATGGATTATGCCGACGGCAACCAGCTGGACTCGGAGTTGCTGCGCCGACAGCGGGCGCTGGGCATTCCGCCTGCGGTGGAGGACTTGGTAGGCCCAGCGCTGCTGTCGATTCAGGGCTATGAGACCAGAACCCGCACTGATTGGCGGGTAACCCCTGACGGTGACCCGGGCGGCCAGGACGTTGCCGATGCGATCAGTTACAGGCTGAACCAGGCAGAACGGCACTCGAAGGCCGACCGCGCCTGCTCGGACGCATTCCGGCCTCAGATCGCCGTGGGGCTCGGCTGGGTTGAGGTGAGCCGCGAGAGCGACCCGTTTAAGTACCCGTACCGCTGCAGTGGTGTGCACCGCAACGAGATTCACTGGGATATGCAGGCCCTTGAGGATGACTTGTCGGATGCGCGATGGCTGCGCCGGCAGCGTTGGCTGGAGCCAGGACGTATTGCCAGCCGATTCCCCGACCACAAGCAGCTGATCATGGCCCTGGGCACACATGGTGCTGATTGGTGGGCGCAGCAGTCACTTGAAGGCGGTGACGGTGGTACCAGTACCGGGCTGCAAAATACCTGGGCTGATGGGCGTGCATGGACTATTGCTGAAGAGCGCTGGTACAACCCGACGACCCGCAAGGTGTGCCTGGCGGAGCTCTGGTATCGCCGCTGGGAAGAGGTGTTGGTGATGCGAGCGCCGGATGGCCGTGTTGTTGAGTACGACGAAAACAACCTCAAGCACCAGGTTGCCGTTGCCTCAAACAGCGTGGAGTATTTCTTTGCGGTGGTGGCCCGGGTGTTCCGTTCCTATTGGCTTGGGCCCCACAAGCTGTATGAGGGCAAATCACCCTACACCCATCGTCACTTCCCGTATGTGCCGTTCTTTGGTTTCCGTGAGGACGGCACAAGAATCCCGTATGGGTATGTCCGTGGAATGATCTACCCGCAGGACAGTTTGAACAGTGGGATCAGTAAGCTGCGCTGGGGGATGTCTGCGGTGCGCACTGAGCGAACCAAGGGCGCTGTTGATATGACCGATGCGCAGTTCCGCTCGCAGATCGGCAGGGTGGACGCGGACATTGTTCTAAATGCTGAGCACATGGCGCGTCAGGGTGCACGGTTCGAGGTTAAGCGGGACTTTGCATTGAATGAACAGCAGTTCCAGCTGATGCAGGACAACCGCAGCTCGATTCAGCGTGTCAGCGCCGTTACTGCCGGGTTCATGGGTAAGGAGGGTACCGCGCGCTCTGGTGTGCAGGAGGCGACACAGGTCGAGCAGTCCAACCAGGCACTGGGCCGCATGATGGACAACTTTCGCGCGGCACGGTCTATGGTCGGTGAGCTGCTGACCGCCATGATTGTTGAAGATATGGGCGAAAAGCAGCAGAACATCATCATTGAAGGCGACGCGGTGCGTGCTGATCGTGTGGTGGTGCTGAACAGGCCAGAGCGCGATGAGGCTGGGTATACCTACCTGTCGAACGACCTGCAGCGCACTCGCCTGAAGGTGTCGCTTGAGGACGTGCCCAGCACCAACAGCTACCGAGCGCAACAGCTGTCGGCCCTGTCGGAAACCGCCAAGAGCCTGCCGGAGAACTACCAGGCTGCGATTGTGCCGTTCTTGGTGTCGCTCATGGACGTGCCATTCAAGAAGGACGTGGTCGAGGCGATCAGGGCGGCTGGCGAGCAGGCCACCCCAGAGCAGATCGAGGCGCGCATTGCCGAGGCGGTCAAGCAGGCCCTGGCCAACAGCAATGCAGAGCTGAAAATGCGCGAGCTGGACATCAAGGAAGGCAAGACCGATGCGGAAATCGAGAAGATTCGGCGCGAGGCGGTGCTTATTGGCGTGCAGGCGGCCTACAGCGCCATGCAAAGCGGGGCTCAGATTGCCCAGATGCCGCAGATCGCGCCTGTGGCTGATGCGGTTATGCAGTCTGCCGGATACCAGGCGCCAACGCCGGCCGGCGATGATCCGAATTTCCCGACCGCTGCCGAAACTGCGGCAGTGCAGATGAAGGATCCTTACGTTCAGGGTGAGGGCAGGCCGGATGTGCAGGGCAACACCAGCCCTCAGTTCCCACCAGTTGCGCAGCAGGCTGGCAGCGGCATGGATGGCATCGAAACGCAGAGGACTACCGACAACCTGCCGTGACCCCCTGTAGGGTTAGCGCCGACCACGCCCGGCCCGGACACTGCCGCCATAGCAACCCTGTGGCGGTAGGTTCGTGGATATCAAGCGCAGAAACACATTCACCGGCAGCAACAACATTGCCAAGGCCGAGCGGCTCCCGGAAGGCGCCGTTGTTGAGGCAATCAATGTCGACTTTACGGCTGGTGGCAAGGCTGAGTTGCGGGCGGGCTTTGAGCCGGTGCGCGAAGAGGCCGATACGCGCGCGGTGTTTGAGATGGGCGGTGATGCCTTGGCGCTGATTGTTGCTGACCAGCTGATTAAGGTCACGCCGGTTGGCGAAACCCTGCTGGGTGCTGTTGCTGATGGCCCTGTTGCTGCGGTCTGGCATGCGGGAGAGCTGTTCCTGAACACCGTGGCCGATAGCGTGCGTATTGGCGAGAACCGTCGCGCTTGGGCAGTACCTGCGCCGGCGTTCGACGTAGGTGTTGAGGCGGGCAATATGCGCCCTGGCATCTACAAGGTGGCGGTGACCGCGGTTGAGGCTGGTGTTGAATCTGGCTGCCAGCCCGCGATTATCAGCGTGGGTGAGGGCCAGGCGATTCGGGTCAATGTGGACGATGCGCGCGACTGCCGGCTGTACTGCAGCACGCCCAACGGCCTGACGCTGTATCACCAAGGCATTGCCTACGGCACAAACAAGATCCCGCCGCGCATCCTCGATGACTCAGCACGGCTTGAGACGGCTGGGCTCTACAGCCTGCCGTTCTGCGAGCACCTGATCAGCCATCAGGCGCTGATCGTCGGCGCCCAGGGCAAGTTTCTGTACCACACGCACCCTATGTGGCCGCATCTGCACAACCCCGAATCTGACTACATCCCGTTCCCGGCGCCCGTCACGCTGCTGGCCAGCGTAGAGGGCGGGATTTTCGTTTGTGCGGACAAGACCTATTTCATCACCGGCCTGGGCGGGCCTGACATGACCAGCCGCACGGTGCTGGAGTTCGGCGGCATCGCTGGCACTGAGCTGACGTTGCCTGACGGCTCTGTGGCGTGGTTCAGCCGCTACGGCCAAGTGATTGGCCGTGCCGACGGGAGCGTTGAGCTACCCAACCGACAAAGCTATGCACCCCTGACCGCGCCACGGGGCGCCGCTGGGCTGCTGGAGCACAACGGCAACCAGATGGTTGTCACCACCATGCAAGGCGGGGTCAGCGGCTCTGGCCTGCGCTCGGCTGACCATATCGACCTGGAGGTTATCCAATGAAAGCAGGCGTAGGCATCAACGGCTTCGTCTGGGACTTCAGCATCCTTGACGCTGCTGGCCAGCCCATTGAGCGCGAGCAGAAGCACAACCTGATCCCGGCAGAAGGCCTGGCGTTTCTGCTGCTTGCGCCGTTTGGCGATATGTCGCCGATCAGCAGCTTCTACATCGGCCTGTTTACCGGTAACTACTCGCCGACCAACTCGACCAAGGCGACTGACATCCCGATCAATATGGGTGAGTTCGCCGGCTACAGCCAGGCAACAAGGCCGCTGTGGGTGCGCACCTTCAATGGCGCGGATGCCTACCACAACGATGGCAACAAGGCGCAGTTCACCTTCCAGCAGAACGCCACGATTCTGGGCGCGTTTCTCGTCTCGGAGAGCACCAAGGGCAGCGGCAGCGGCCGAATCCTGTCGTGCGTGCGCTTTGCCTCACCCAAGCCGGTGGAGGCTGGCCAAACGTCCGAGGCGGCCGCGTCGCTGACCTACATTCCCGTCGATTCGATCTGAGGGCCCTGACATGGCAGCCAGTAAGCACGGCAGCGAGCAGTACATCAAACACTTCTACACCGGCGACGCCGTTGCCGCGCGCCCAAACAGTTGGGTGATCGCGCTGCACGCCGGTAACCCGGGCACCGGTGATGCCAATGAGGTGGTGGACGGCAATTATGCGCGACAGGCCGTTACCTTCGCTGCGTCTGATCAGGGGGCTTACTGGGAGGGCGCAAGCACCGCAGACGTGGTGTTCCCTGCGGCTTCTGCTGCTGCGGACTACACCGCTACCCACTACACAATTCGCGACGGTGCATCTGGTGAGTGCCTGGCCATTGCTGCGTTGCCGGTACCGATTCCGGTTGTCGAAGGGGGCATCATTTCAATGCCCGCCGGGATGATCAAAGTGCGAGGTGTTTGATATGGCTTTCAAATTTTCAACCGAGCTGCGCCGGCAGCAGGCGGTAAGCGGTTCACTCAAGAGCATTCTGGATGGGTGTGTTGCTCGGTTCTACTCTGGGCCTGTGCCGGCGTCCTCTGATTCGGCGCTGTCTGGCAACACATTGCTGCTGGAGCTGAAGACGAGTGTAGGCGGCAACTTGACGTTTGAAGCCAACGCGGAAGGCGCGACCTTGAAGAAGGCGCTCAGCGAGATTTGGACTGGTGACGCCGTCGCTGGTGGGACCATGACGTTCATGCGTCTCGAAAAGCCAGGCGACACTGGCTCAGGCGGAACTGAGTCGGTGCGGGTTCAAGCCACGGTTGGCGGGCCTGGTGCGGATATCGTCGTCAGCACGACCCTCATTGAGCTGGGCGAGACCCGTGTTCTTGAGTACTTCGCCATTGCCCTGATCGAGTACGTCTGAGAATGGCTAACCGACTGCAAAAGCAGCCGGTTCTCACATATGTGCCGGCGGTGTCGGCCATTCCGGCGAGGCCCGCGTTCTGCGAGATGACATTGCTGATATCCGGCTATGAACGCAGCTCGGGTGGTGGCCCGTTTTTCGTGTCCGCGATCGGTACTGACGTCAATATGGATTTTGGCGGCGGCAATGTGACGCCTGTTTACGAGACCCGCTATGACCAGTACGGGCAGCCGGTAAAGCAACTGATCGGGTGGATGGTTGATATGTCCAGGCCTTCCAGGCGCATACCGACCTACCAAGAGGTGCAAGTCTGTTATCCGGCGAGAGCAGCTGTCCCTGGCATCCCTGGACGGGTTGATATCCATGAGAATAACGGGTGGAACGGTGGCGCACGGAGCATCAAGCCGGTGCCGGCCGGCAGCTACTTTCAGGTGCGTCTGCCCCTGACGTCGTACGGTGTATCTGTCGGGTTGTCCGATGGTGCCTTTGACCATAGCTATGGCCACGCTTCGCACGCACTGGTTGCCAGGCCGTCGGGTATTACCCCGGTGGAGCATGGCCGTGATGTTGCTGCCGAGCAGCCAGTGGGGGCTGTTGTTCGCTTGGTTCGCCGTGAAGGCGGTGTTCGGATGCTGGTTGATGATGTCGTCGTTTATGACTCCGCGGTACCGGTAGCAGGCAAGGCCTACGGTGATGTGACGCTGTACTCGATGGTCGACTTTGTGGACGAACCCATTATTGGGGCGTACCACGAAACGGGCGGCACCGCTGCGCTATACGTTGTGACCGCTTTTGCCGAGGATGCCGGTGGCGTGGCGCAGGTGGCGCTTGAGTCTCTGGCTCTGGTTCAGCTGAATGGTCAGGCGCTGACAGGCGGCGTTTGTTCTTTGCAGGCGAAGTCCGAGGCAGCCGCCCATGCGGTCTATGCCGTGGGCACAACATCTGTCTTTAACGCGGTAGCTGAGTCGACAGGCTTTGTTTACGTCGACGGGGACGGGCTGGTCTCCGGGGGCGTCAATGCCTACGGATATGGAGGCCTGGGGGCCGGCGGTATGGGCATGATGGGCGTCACTGCTACCGCTAAGCCGATGTTTGGCCGTGGGAAACTGCCGCCAGCCCAAGGCCTGGGGCGCCTTAATCGGGAAGAGGCCCTGCCTACCCAAGGGCTCGGCGTCTTTCCAGCCGGCAGCGGGGTTGGCCGCTTGAAGGTACTGCGTCGTATGCAGGGTGCCGGGTCAGCTGGCTGCGCAGGCAAAGGCTCGGAACGCTTTGTGATGGGCGGCGTTGGGCCTGCAGCAACCAGCTATCAGGGTACCAACTGGTGGCAATACATGCCGTCGTGGATGATGGACGCGGGGCGGGTAGTAGTCGCTCATGACCAGATCATCCTGCAGGGCGGCGCACTATTTGTTGTGGCTGAGTCGTTGCGGGTGGGCGAGTTCGTTGACGTGTTCCTCGTCGTCAACTTTGAGATTGAGGAATTTGTTGGCGTTCACGCCGATGTGCCGCTGTCGTACATCGTGCAGATGGCTATCGAAGAGCGTCTGCGCGTAAGCGGTAGCGCCGCAGATGCCCGGCGCGAGGCGCTGCAGTACGCGGTGAACGCGGTTACCGGCGCCTTGAGTGAATACCGCAACTTCGGATTCACGCAGTTCGCCCGTATGGGCGGAGAAACCTATGCCATCACTGATGCTGGGCTCTATCGCTTGGGCGTCGAGGGTGATGACGGCGAAACGATCAACGCAATGATCGATTTTGGCGCTTCGGACTTTGGCACGGCACGTAGTAAGCGGATCAACAGCGTGTACGCAGGCATTGCCACCGATGGCGAGGTGTATCTGCGGGTTACCGGTGACGACGGCAAGGAGGCGATCTACAAGGCCGTTGGCGATGGTGTTGAGCGGCGTGCACGCACCGCCAAGGGCGTCACGGCTCGTCACTGGCGGTTGCGCCTGGAGCTGGTCGATGCTGCCTATGCGGATCTGGACAATGTCGAGATTGAAGTTGGTGTGAGTCAGCGCCGCTTGAGGCCGGGAAGATGAGGTGCTCACTACGAAGCGACTCAATCGGCGGTGCGCGGCTGCTGCAGCGAGCCAAGGCCTTGGCGCTGTCTATCCAGCTGAGTGTGGGCGTGCGCCGTGAAATACTGGATGGCTACATCGTTGAGGGGCGCCGAGTAGGGGAGAACCGTAAAGCGACGGTGATTGACCCTGTCGGGCGTTTGTTCGTGTTTGGCCCCAATCCTGTTGCTGGTGATAGAGGGGCGCAGGAGTTCTATGGCTACGAAGGCGCGTTTTTTGGTTACCAGTCCAAGCCGCAAGCGGGTGACCCACGTCATGGGCTGCAGGGCGTCTTTGTTGCGGTAGCGCGGGATCGTCTTCACTGGGCATCTGCGGGTTCGCCACCGTTGGAGTCTGAGGCGTCAGAGCTCCGGGTGTTACGTCGCGCAAAGATCGGCAATGTCGCGTTGTCGTCAGTGGGCTATGGAGCATATCAGTACGATGACCATGGCATGACAATGCACAATTCGTTGGCCGTCTTCGGTCGAACTGGTTATCGCCCTACCTTCACAAATCAGAACACCTCTGACCTTTACCCCTTCACAACTGAGGACGTGGACAAGCTGGCTGTTTACACCCTCGATGTCTGCGACCTGCAGTATGCGCAGATGCTGGATGAAGTGGATGTGGCAGCGTTACCGAGTGTCGCTGCCCACACTGCAGGACGGCCAGGCTTGGAGTTCGACAGCGAATGGCTCCAAGGGCGTCTGCCTTCTGGCCTGCTCATTGCCTCCGTTATCGATCGGTCTGACCCAGCCTACGAGGGCATCTCATTTTTCACTATGCCGGGCGATACGGTCGGTCAGGGAATCGCGGCTCCATGGGCCGAGGGCGATGTTGTGAGCGCGGTCGATGGCTTGACCTGGAACATCTGCTTCTGGGCAACCACGCCACCATCAACGCCGTTTGACGTTGGCGGGGCTCGCTCATTGTGTGTGATGCGCATGCGCTCTTTCGTTGACGCTGAGGGGAACGATGTCGCGGAGGTGCTGGATGCGCCACGGATCTACGACCCGCGCAACTCAAGCGACCCATTGCGCAGACCTTTCTATCTCGATGGGACCGACGTGATCATCCGCTGGCAGCCCAATGGGTTCAACAGGCCCTGTAAATCCTTTGGCGGCGTCATGACCGTGCCGCACGCCGTTCTTGATGATCAGGAATGGCACTTCGGCACGCTGCTGGTTACCCGTGCGGGCGAGATTGTTGAGCTGCCGCTGGGGCACGATGCCGGCCGCAGTGTGTGCTGGTTTGTTGGGGGGGATGAGGTTGATGGGGTTGTGTACATGGTCAACCCCTTCTTGGCTGGTAACCGCCTGGCGTTGGTATCAGAAACCGGTGAGGTATCCGTTGTGGCTCGCCCTGCATGGCGCCTACCGATTGAGAAGACTGTGTCTGATTTTGATCAAAGCACCGACCTGGAACAGCAGCCATTTGCTGAACCAATGTTGCGTGGGCTGGCCGCGCATATCGGCGCGGGCTGGATCGGGTTTCCTGTTGCGCCGAGTCTGGCAGAGCGTCATGCCGGGCAGTTTGCGGCCGTGAACATTTACACCGGGGCCTGCGAGCTGCGAGGCCGTATGTGGTCAAGACCCACGAACCCGCTGCGTGACACCGTGATGTGGAGCCGTATCTGTGTGATTCAGCGTGATGACGACGGCAAGGCGGTATTGATCGGTGGTTACAACGAAGGCACCCGAAGCGGTCGCCCGGGAAAAGGCAAGCTGGTGATCAGCTTTGATAGCGGGTGGACTTGGGAAACCCTGCATGAGTCTGTGGGCCCGGGCCGCGGCTGCGCGTATGCCGGTAATGGCCTGCATGTACCGAAGGAGGGGCAGCTGTGGCGTTCTTAGGTCGAAACTACGCTCGAATACTCTACGTGGAACGGGCAAAAACATGGCAGGGGTGGCGTGAGCAGGTCAGCCCGATCAAAAGGGTGGTATCGGACTTCACGACCGGTGAAGTGCTCAATCCGCTACCGGTGATGGATGTTCAGTCGTATCCGCTGGATTTTGAAGACGAGGGCATCACGTACACCACCTCAGACATTGGTGCCGGGGGATCAGCCAACTCGGACGGTATGTGGACCTGGACCAATGCCATTGATCAGGCAGGCCCCAACCACCTGTTTTATGCGCCGCATGGTGGTGCGCTCCGGCATGTCGCCACACTTGCCAACGGTAATATCCGCTACTGCGCTGCGCCGGGCCTCACCCTGGTTGCTGATGCGAGAACGCTGTTGAGCTACGCACCGGAGGACCAGTTGGTGGCTGTGCAGGATATGGACCTTGCAACGCTGCCATCACCCAAGGGCGTGACAACCTGGAGCGAGGTTTATGCCAACGACAAGTTGGCGATCGAGAGTGTTGGCATCTTCATTGAGGGCGAACATGCCGGGAAGTACGCGGTGTCGTTCAGCGTGCTCAACGCCGAGGTGGCGAATGCGGTAGTGCTAAGCGACCCGTTCTCGCCAGGCGATGAGATAACCATAAGGCAGGAGCTGTATCAGTACGAGCCGGCTGCTGGGTCAGAGTCCGTGCTTGGGCATCGAGGCGCCGAGTTCGCTCTGGCCTACCCGCTGTCCAGCATTATGCTGACACCCTGTTATGCGTGGGTCCCTGTATGAGCCTGATTTTTGTTAAGAACGGCGTCGTGTATCAGACCTTCACCGGGTATGCCAACGCTCACGCCAGCTACTGGCGAGAGTCTTCCTTTGTTGCCTCGGCCGAGGCTGTTGAGGGGGTCTCTGTGGTGGCGCCGCCGGACCGCGTAGGTGGCGAAGACTTGCTTGGGCATTTGTCGCCCAACGACGATGTTGGCGAGTCGCCTTGGCGGATTGGCTATTGGGCTCCGCCTCTTCCTGAATTGCGATTTTGGACGGGCCTGCAACGTGCCCGCGAGGTCATCGATTCAGCGGCGATTGAGCTGGAGCTTGATGTGCCGGAAGGACTGCTTTCTGTGCTGAATGCCGGCGATGGTGGCGGTGGAACACCGGCCTACATTAACCCTGCGCTGGGTGCTGAGGTTGGCACACTCACCCCACCAACGCTGGCCGGACTGGAGGCGATGGGGCTGTCGGCGTACTCCAGCGAGGGCGCCGTATCGGTTGAGGTTGGCTTGTCGGCGCCAAGCGACCCTGAAGAACGGCTGAATTACTCCGGCGGGCTTCTATTGCTCAATCACACGTTGATGCCTGTGATCTTTTACGGCGTTCAGCAGATCGCACCTGGTGCATGGGCATACCTGTTTGGGGGAGAGAGTGGGGACGCTTCTCTGCCACCTATCGGATCTGACATTCCCGTGTCGCTGGTGATCTGGGAATGATGTTTTATCAATACGCGGATGCTGCACATCAAGCTGAGCTGCGTGTAACGGTTGCAAGAGGTGTCTATGGGAATTGAATCGAGCCAGTCCTTCCTGCAGGAGTTTGCTGGGGATGCTCTTGGCCGCGCGCAGTCGCTGGCAAACCGCATTGGTAGCTATGTGCCGGGTTCGACAAATGTTGATTTCAACTACCAGCCGACCAAACCGACTATTCAGCCACCGCCGTCGATTGGCGATTTGCTGGCAACGGATACCAGCGGCGCGGCGCGGGCGTTTCTCGATGCTGAAACAGACAAGTGGCTGGCCAAGTTCTTTCCGAACCTTCAAAGCGCGGTTGTCAGCCAGCCCGATGCATGGGTGGATGGGATTTTGTCTGGCTCAGAGCCTTTTGGGCTGCCAAACGACGTGCATGAGGGCGTGATTCACGCGGCGCGGGACCGTGCCTATCGGACAGCGGACAGCGAGAAAGCCCAGATCCGGGCAGGTTACTCGTTGCGTGGTTTTCATGCTCCGCCTGGGGCGGCCATCGCTGCGATGACCAATGCCGACATCCGGGCGAGTGACGCCATTGCAGAGGTGAACCGAACCCAGATGATCCGTGATGGTGAAATCAAGGTCGAGCTGGCGAAGTTTGCGGCGCAGCTGGCCGGCCAGCTGAGAACCAGCATGCTGCAGGCGCTGGCCAGCTTCTACAACCAGTGGTCTGACGTGCTCAAGCAGAACACCGACATTGCCAGGGCGAAGGCGCAGGCCTATGCCGCGCTCACCAGTGCGCTATCCAGTTATTACAACGTGGAGCTGGGGTTTGAAGAGCTGCGGTTGAGGGCGGCTTCTGGCAAAGCAGATGCCCAGGCGGCCTCCAGCAAGAATCGGCTGCAGGAAGGTGAGGTACGGTCAGGGCAGAACCGTGCTCTTGCTGCTGCCGCTGCAGCATTCGCCGATGCATCCAGCGCTGCTGCCAACGCCCAGAGCTCGCTGCAGGCAGAGCTGTACAGCGGGCCGCTGAGCTGAAACAACCTGTAGGGTTGGATAGCAAACGCGGAGGCGTTGACGATTGGGCATGAACACTGTGGAGAAACCACCATGTACGGAATGAAGAAGCCAGCCAAGCCGAAGCTGATCAAAGGCCCGGGCACCGGTACGTCGGATTCGATCCAGAAGGACATGCCCGACGGCAGCTATGTGATGCCGGCTGATAGCACTACAGCCTTGGGCTTTGGGCCTACGGCGCGCGCTCAGAAAAAGCAGGCGCCACAAGAGGCTCAACAGGCCAAGGGATTTGGTATGCGCCGGGTCAACGTGAGCAATGGCGAGATGGAGTTGCCGCCGGAGGCTGTACACCAGATCGGCGCTGCGGTGCTTGACCAGGTGCGTGATGCCACTCACCAGCCGGCAGGCTACGGCTTTAAGCCGGAGTCTCAGCGCAAGCGGCCTGAGACCTTCTTTGCCGATGGTGGGCTGGTAGGTGAGGACGAGGAAAAGCCCAACAGCTATGGCTTTAACGTGAACAATGACGCCAGTCGCAAGGCAATGCAGGGGTCGCAGGACAGCCAAAGCCCCGGCCTCGGCGCCAAGCCTTTGGCCGGCTATGCCGCGAACGTGGAGCGTAACCGCGAGGCGCTGAATAATGCTGCGGATAACGTTGGTGGCTTTTATAAGGGTGCGGCAGAGAAGGTGCTGGGCGCTGCGACGGTTGTGCCGCGCGGGGTGGCAGGGCTGGCCACCGGCAGCACAACCTTTGATAGCAACTTGCCTGACTACGGTGCGGGTGAGCGCCAACGTGCTGCGCAGCGTTTTGTGCGCCAGAACCCGGAACAGGCCGAGGCTGCGAACCGGTTTGCTGAGGACACCAGCCGGCGGACGTTGACCCGTGGTTTGGCTCCCCGGCTGGGTTATCCGGGCATTCGCCGGGGTGACCCGGAACGAGTGGCCGCAACCGATCCTGCAGCAGCAGACCAGCAGGCGGCGCAGGCTGATACCAGCACCGCAGGCCAGGCAAGTACCGATAGTGCGGCAACGGCGCCGGCCAACCCTGAAGCACGGGGCTGGGGTATGACAGGCGTGGCAGGTGTTGCCGGCCGGCGCAACGCCGATGGGGTGATGGAGTTCTCTGACCGCGGCGAAGCGCTTGAGTCAGCCCGGGGCTTTGGTTTTCGAGCTGGCCGCATGGGCGATGGGAGCGGCGGTCTGTCTGTGGCAGGCGAGGGTGACGGTGCTCGAGCAATGGAGAGTAACCGCCGAGCGGTACAGGAAATGCGCCAGACCCGGCTTGAGAACAGCAACCCCAACTATCTGACTGTGGTGCGCAACTCGGGTGCCCGTGGCGTGCAAGGCCTAATCAACCGGCGTATGAATGAGCGTGACAGCGCCCAGGCTGCAGAGCGTAGCCAGCAGCACCAACGTGTTGTTGCAGAGGGCCAGCAGCGCTTGGATCAGGGCCGGCAGCAGCAGATTGCGAACCGGAATGCCGAGCGCGAGCAGGAGCGTCTGGCACTGCAGCAGCAGTGGGCTGAGGATGACCGGAAGGTGGCCACAGAAGACCGTGACAAGCTGCGCAGCCTACGCGATCAGATGATGGACACCCAAGCCTCTGTGCCTGAGCGTATGGAGGCGCGGCGTCAGTACATGGCGCTGACAGTGGGTGCGGGTGATCGATACCAGTCCGAGAGCGTGCAGTACGGCACTGATTCGGATGGCAAGCCGGTGCTTGGTAACCGCTTGGTCGACGTGACAACCGGTGAGTATGTGAGTGGCGAGCCGCCGGGTATCCCGTCCCTACCGCAAGGGATGACCAGGGAACAGGTGATTGCCGACGCGGAAAAGGCGATCAGCGAAGGTGCGCCCAGGGAAGCGGTCAACCAGCGACTGGCTCAATTCGGCCTCTCGCCCATCTAGTTGGGGATTAGATCGTCAAACAGGCCAGAGCTTGGGTTGTACAGCTTATTGCAGGCCCTTCTGATGTTCACGGCAGCGACCTCACTTGGGGTATCGCTGCCGTTTTTCACTGTGCACTCATCGCCCGATGAGTAGTGGGCAAGCAGACGACCGATACCCTGGGGCACGCTGTCTAGCCCGCCTGGGTGCTGGGTCGTGCAGACACGTACTGCCGCTCTGGCTGCTGAGTCGTTATTGATGGGGGCGAGCTGCTCGATCATGCAGGTTGCAGCGTTGTTGTCAGCATAATTGTCACAGGCCCGCTTGTTGATGACGAAGCTACCCATCGGCTGGGCGTCACCCGTTTCATACTCGTACTGCATCTGCAGACCGTCGCGATAGTGCCCACTGGCCTGCAGGATGCCGCACACCTCTGGCAGCATGGCTGCTTTCAGGTCGCGCATCTGGTCAGGGTAGCCTGATGCTGGGAAGTGGTTTGCCGCTGGCACACCAAAGCGATAGATGATGGTGTCGCCATCTGCGACGGCCGGGAATGTGTGGACGCCGGGCTGTGGCTGCCCGTACTGCTGCAGTTTGGCGTTGGTATCGGCCACCTCTGCCGCTACGAATTGCTCAACGGTCAGGGATTGAGCGAGTGCGGCTGGGGCAAGGCAGGTAAGCAAAAGTAAGGTGGTCGCTTTCATTGGTATCCGTTCCTGGCTGACTGCGGACAGCATGCCTTGGAGTGTGTCCCTCGGCAAGGCGCCCTCAGGGCGGGAGTACTATTTGAGGACTCCCGCCCTGACTGAATAATTTGGCTGGCTTATCTACCCAAACGGCCCAGGCTGCTCCACAATAGCCCTATGAAAAAGCCAAATGCCTACACATTGAGGATCATCGGTAGCTCGCCATCGAGCCTGCCGCTGTCTCGGCTTGCGCTTTATTTGGCAGAAATGTCCAAGCTCCTTGGGCATTCAGAAAAGGTGCATTTCGACAAGGTTGTTAAGGGCAGCGCTGCACTGCGTGTGTGGGTGGAGGAAGATGTAGCCCCAGCGGTTAAGGCGCGTACTCGACTGGCTATCGCTGGTGCGACCTCGGCGCCGAAAGAGGCTGTGGAGTCTCTGAGCCGAATCAATGAGCTGTTATCTCAAGACGGGAAGCGGGGGGAATTAAAAAACCCTGAGGGCACCGTTGTTATTCCTTTTCCTGGCGGTGCACGCAAGCCTCAAGAAGCCATCACGATGGATGATGAGACCAGCATCGTTGGTCAAGTGATAAAAATTGGCGGAAGAGACGACACCATTCCGTTGACGCTTACCGGCAGCGATGGCATCCACTACAACTGCACTGTCAAAGGCCGCGAGCTGGCCAAAGAGATCTCAGCATACTACCTAGGAGACCTCATTGAGGTTAGTGGGAAAGGCTATTGGTCTCGTCTCCCGGGCGGGAAATGGGTTCTGGACCGGCTGATAGTTCGTTCCTTCAGGGAGCTCGCTGACGACTGGGATGACGCGCTCACGCTTATGTCGCAGCTGTCGACGGACTGGGGTGGTGGTGGCGATGTTGAAGAAACTTGCGCCAAGATTCGCAGGGGGTGAGCTTGGTCGTCTGGGATACGAATGTTCTAGCGCTATATTTTGGGAAACGTCTCACCGCTGAAGATGAGCTTCGCGTTGAGGGACTCCTGCAGGACATGCGGAAAAGACGTGAGCCTATCGGTATACCGGCACCGGTGTTTGCCGAGTTTATGGCGGGTATCACCAGCACTGAGAAAGCCAACGCTGTTGCCTTGTTCAGCTCTACGGCCTTTCGTTTCCTGCCTTACGACAAAAAAGCAGCTATAGAGACTGCAATGCTTATCGGCCGCAAGGTTGCTGGTCGCCCTCGGCAGGCGGTGAAGGTTGATAGACAAATTATCGCGATCGCAAAGGCTAACGGCGCGAGAAGTATTCTGACTAACGATACTGATATGGCTGCAGATGCGCGGCATTTTGGAGTGACGGCCCAAAGCATCGATAAGCTTGAGATCCCCGATCAGCTCAAGCAGCACCGAATCGAGTTTAAAGAAGGCCAAGACCCAGCCGAGTGAGAGACGACATCATTGAAGATGGCGCTTCAAGGGCCAGGATGGGGTGGGAAGCACTGACGCACAATCCGCGCTTTTGGGGACTGATCGTAGTCGGGTAACTGCCATAGGCTCGCTGGTCGCTTTACAGGTACAGGTCGTCGGATTCTGTATATACATATGCAACGAAGCATTGAATTTGCGCAACGTAGCGCATACTATCTGTATATACAAACCAAGGACGAATTGTACGCTGCATGATCATATCCGACCAAATTGCCACAAAGCTTAAGGATAAGCATGGCGTCACCCCTGCGGAGGTAGAGCAATGCTTTCTGAACCGTACGGGCAAATTTCTTATCGATGCTAGAGAAGACCACGTAACAAACCCGCCAACTCAGTGGTTCGTCGCAGAGACGAATCGTGGCCGGAAACTAAAAGTGGCCTTTGTGTTCAAAGCTGGAAAGGTTTACCTAAAAACAGCTTATGATCCGAACCCCAAAGAGTTAGCGATATACAACGCACACGGCTGATGGCCTTGGGTGGACGCTAACAAGCGGCATGAATAATCGTGAGAGAGAAAAAATGAACACAGAAGCTTGGGAATCAGGCGAACTGGGGCAAGACGCGGATTCAGTAGCGGTTTCCCCTGTAGATGCGCAAGAAGTAGATGACGCGCTGGAGCTGCAGCTGATCTCAATTCGCCTTCAGAAAAAATTGATTCATGGCCTGAAAGCCATTGCGAATCATCATGGCATTGGCTATCAGCCAATGATCCGCGACCTGCTCAATCGTTTTGTGCAGTCCGAGCTCAAGATGATCTTGAGTCAGCGCCTGCGAGAAATTGAGGCAGACGAGCAGGATAACGAAACGGAAAGCACCGTTCCTGTGAATGAGTTTCTTCGTCGTCACGCTTGATCCTCGACGACAAGAAAAAGCCCGCCCAGAGCGGGCTTTTTTGTGCCTGCTTGCAATTGATTGCAAGGCCTTTGGGCGCTCCCCTTTGATGGGCTGCTGCCCATCCCCCTGTAGGGTTAGCCATTCCCATCGTTGAAAAACACACTCGCCAGACAGTTGATCTGGTGAGGTGGTTATGTCTGGTCTGTTCGATGATCTAAAAAGCAGTGCCCAGAGCGAGGCGCCCGAGCAAAAGGCCGCAGGGCCTTTTGACGATATCCCGAGAACAGACGTTGGATTGCTTGGCACCATCAAAGAAGGCGCGAAGAACAGCTTTCGCTCTGTGGGCGCTGCTGTCGACGCCTATCAGGGTGACACGGCGGAGTTGGTTGAGGCTGCCGATGATCAGCGCGCGGCACCACGCGATGCCAGGCTCACCAGCTTTTATGACGCCGTGGACAGCCGGGCCCAAGCTGCTGCTGATGAGTCTGGTGAAGAAGCTGGCCTGTGGGACAGCGTAAAGGCTGTTGGTGGCGCCATTGCTGATGAGCCGACTGGTGCCGGGCTGGCTGTCGCAGAGAATGCCCCCAATGCTGCTGTGACCTTGGGTGCCGGGTGGGCCGGTATGAAGCTTGGCGCTGCTGGTGGTGCGGCGCTTGGATCGGTGATTCCTGTTCTTGGTACCGGTGTTGGTGCTGCTGTGGGTGGTGTGCTGGGCGGGCTTGCTGGTCTGTTCCTGGGTAACACTGCGCTGGAAACGGGTAGCCGGGCGCTGAGCGCAGGTGCTGACGGCGAGGTTACCCCGGAAGAGCTGGCGGCAGCCCGGAGTGAAGGCGCGGTAAAGGGTGGTGTCATCACTGCTGTTGACGCCGCAACTCTGGGTATCGGCGGCGTAGTCAGCAAAGCCATGATGCGGCCGGCGCAGGCGGCAATGGAGTCTGCCACACGCCGGGTGTTGATCGACAACGGTATCGATGTTGCTGACCAGGCAGCGGTGCTGGCTGCCCGCGAAGTGCCAGAGATCAGTTCCGCGGTTAAGGCTGCTCAAGAATCTGCCCTTGAGTCGGTGAACACTCTTGGGCGCAAAGCGACTCAAGGTGGTGTGCTGCTGGCGGTGGAAAGCAGCGGCGAGGGCGTTGGTGAATACCTGGGCGAAATGGCGGCAACGGGGCAGGGCGATGTTACCGATGCTGTGCTTGAGTCGTTCCTTGCGATGGTCCAGAGCGGTGCCGAGGCCGCTTGGACTGCTGGCCGGACTCGGGTTCGCCCAATGGCTACACCTGAGAATCCGAACCCGGAACCGGTGGAATTGCCGGACCCTGCAAATGGTGCACTGTCTAGGGCAGCCCAGAGCCTGGCAGCAGAGGCTGAAGATAGCGCAGCGCCAGGCACCTTGCCGGAGCGACAGGAAAGTACCAGCAGCCTTACTGCTGCTGCGGCGCGGTCGCCCGCTGCTCTGCCGCAAACTGCGGAGCAGGCAACCGACGTTGACGCACCTGGTGAGCTTGAAGGGGCCGAAGCTGAGGCGAGCACACCTGAATCCGCAGAGAACACTGAGGCTGAACCGGCACTGGTGGACAAGGCCCGCCGCGCACGGCAGCTCCATGCCTTGTGGCAGAACGAAACGGACCTGAGCAACCGCGTTGCCTATTTGACTATTCAGGGTGACAAGAACGGCTGGAATGCCGTGGTTACGGCTGAGCGCCTTAAGGCTATGGCCGAACTGGAGCAGGTGCGCCGGCAAATTGGGGTGGTGAAAGGCGTTGTCCCGGCAGCGTCTACCCCGGCACCGCAGAACACCGCTGCCGCGCAGGCAGATGTGCCACCTCCACAGCAGTCTGCTTTGCCGCTGCCTGCAGCACCTGCCGGCGCGCCTCAAGAGGCGGTTACTTCCATTGCTGGCGCCGATATCGATGGCGATTGGGCGCGCTTCACCCCTGAGTCGGGCACGCTACAGATTCCCCGCGCGGAAATGCCGCAAATCAAGGCCGAGCACCGGGGCGCGATGGTGAATTTTCTCAAGGCCCGCGACGTGGGCCATGAGCAGACTGAAATGCCTGCTGCTGAGCTGCGGCCAACCCAGGCCGAGTTCTCGCGCAAGAAGGTGGCCCGGGCCAAGAAATTTGAGGGCGGCGATCGCTCGATTTTGGTGTCTGCGGATGGTTATGTGCTTGATGGCCACCATCAGTGGATGGCTAAGCGCGATGCAGGTGAAGTGGTAAAGGCGATTCGGCTGAACGCGCCGATCGAGCAGTTGTTGCCTTTGGCCCGTGAGTTCCCGAGTTCAGAGCTGGCTGACGGTGCGACCGAGGCGGCGCCGCCCGTTCAGAGTGTTGAGCCAGAGCCAGAGCCAGAAGCTAGCCAGCCCCCCGAAGCGACGGCGGCGGAGCCGGTCGCGCCGGCTCAACAGGCGGCTGAAGATGGCGCTGAGCAGGCCCCACGCGAAGTTGACACCGAGCCTGACCAGGACGCCGTATCTACTGAGCAAGCCACCGACACCGAACCACAGCCGCAGCAGGAATCGCCGGCTGAGCCCCCGGCTACGCCTGCGCCTGCCGAGGCTACCGCGCCTGCACCTGCACCGGCATCAAAACCACCTGCCAAGCCGAAGGTGGCGGCCAAGGAGCCGGAGGCTGTTGAGGATGCCGGGGAGAAGCTGGGCGGCGCGCGTAAGGACGAGCTTCGCTCTGTGCGTGACCGGCTTGAGAGCATGGACGATGAAGCCATTGCCGCCAGCACCCTGAGCGAGCTTTGGCCGAAGGGTGAAATCGACAAGATTGATGACCCTTTCCACGCTGCTGCGTATTGGGCTTTGCGGTCTGAGATTCCGGCGAAGCCGCGTGTTGCTTACAAGGTGCAGCGGTGGGTAACCAAGATCAAAGAGGCACGTTTGACCCTGGGTCATCTGGCGTCGCTGGGTGCTGACGTGTCGCTTGCTGAGCTGCGCAAGGCAAGCCCAGCACTGCGCTCATTTGCCAACAAGGTTGAGTTGCTGGCAGCCGTAGAGCGCTCGCAGTGGCCGCGTGTGGGGCGGGTTGAGCACCGAACTGGCCGGTACAGCGAGAACGGTGAAATGGTGCCGGGGTCGTGGTTTGAGGTGGAAATCGATAAGCGCCGGCAGGTGTTCCGTGGGCATGACGCGATGGACAGTGCGTTGCCCGACATCAAGAAGGTCCTTGCGCCTGATTCCGCGCCTACGCAGGAAATGAAGTTTGCGATCTACAGCAGCGCTTACACTGGTCGGGCGTTCATCATCAAGGACGGTGACAAGGAAAAGCGCCACCTCAAGGACTTTGACGACGTTAACGCTGCCAAGGCCTATCTGCAGGACAACCATGCTCAGTTGGTCGAAGCCTGGGAGGCGGTGAAGAACCGCGACAACGTGACCCGTAGCGATACCCGGCGCCGGTCCAATGCACCCAGGGTGGGCGAGGACTACCGCGAAGGCCAGGACGTGACGCCAGAGCAGTTTCTGGAGGCGTTTGGCTTTCGTGGTGTCGAGTTTGGCAACTGGGTTGGCCAGGGTAAGGGAGGGCGTGAACGCCAGGGCATGCTGAATGAGGCCTTTGACGCCTTTATGGATCTGGCGGGCGTCGTGGGTGTGCCACCGAAGGCGCTCAGCCTTGAGGGTACGCTGGGTATCGGGTTTGGCTCGCGCGGTAAGGGCGGGTGGGCTGCTGCTCACTTTGAGCCAGACCAGGTGGTTATCAACCTGACCAAAACGAAGGGCGCCGGCAGCCTGGCACATGAGTGGTTTCATGCGCTGGACAACTACTTTTCGCGCAAGCGTGGTGGTGAGGTGCCGATGAAGGGCCGCGGCAAAGCGGCGCAGAACGAGTACCTGAGAAACAACTTTGTCACGTACCGGCCAGAGCCACTGTATGTGCACACGTCTGGACGGGGCAAGCCAATCACCCTGGCTACGCTGAACCGGTACCACCAGAACCACCCGACGGCGGCGTATTACGACCCGGCTGCCTGGCACCCGGCCCCGTCGCACCCTGAAGGCGTAAGACCGGAAGTGGAGCGCGCCTTTGCAGAGCTGGTTGAGACGCTGGATAACTCGCCGATGCGGATCCGTGCGAGCTCTCTAGACAAGACGCCGGGAGGCTACTGGTCGCAGATTATCGAGCGCGGGGCGCGCTCCTTCGAAACCTACGTTATTGCCAAGCTGGCCGATCAGGGCGCGCGTAATGACTACCTGGCCAATGTCACGACGCTGGAAGAGTTTTCACGCTCGCCTGAGCGTTATCCGTATTTGACCCCTGACGAGCAGGGCCCGGTGAGCGAAGCATTCGACAAGCTGTTTGCGACGGTTGAGACGCGCGAGCAGGAGGGTGGGGTGGCGCTATTCTCCCGCCGGCCGGTTGGTGCTGGGGCTGTCAGCAACACGCTCAGCCGGGGGGATGTAGAGCAGGTCGCCATTCGGCTTGTAACAGAACCCACCGTGGCCAGTCGTTTTGTGTTCGCGACCTGGGAAGAGCTGCCGCAGGCGATTAAGGATGCGGCTGCGGCGCAGGGCGCGCTGCCAGGCGATGTGAAGGCGGTTCATTGGCGTGGTAAGACCTACTTGGTTGACCGTCGGTTTGCGACTGAGCGCGATGTGGAGCGCGCTATCTTCCATGAATTCTACGCCCATTATGGCCTGCGTCAGCGCTATGGCAAGGACCTGGAGTCGCACCTGGTGCGCATGCTGCCGAAGGTTGGCGGCATCAAGGGCGTGCAGGCCATTGCCCAGGCACAGGGCTTTAACATCGACCACTACATTACCGGCGCGCTCAACGACGACAGGCTGACCAACCGGCAGCGCGGTGCGTTGATCATGGACGAGCTGCTGGCGCATATGGCCGAATCAACCGGTAGCCTCAAGCGCGTGCTGCAGGAGTGGTATGCGCTGGTACGTGACTGGTTCCGCCGTAAGGGATACGACGAGCTGGCAACGCTCGATGCCGCCGACTTGGCGCTGGTGTTGCGCCGTGCACGCCAGGCAGCTGTGGCAACTGATAGCGCGCGCAATGACGCCGGCCCCGCCTTTTACGTGGACAGTGCCTTGCAGCCCGGGAATGAGCTGGGCAGTTCTGACCTTGAGTCAGATAACCCTGATATTCGCTTCAGCCTGGCGCCATCCAACATTCCGCGAGGCATTGCGAGCTCAGCGTTGGGGCAGAGCCTGACCAAGATGCTGCGGGGCAAGCTGGCCGACCTTAAACCAGCGGGCCTTGGCGCACTGCCGCTGATGTATCTGCGCGACTTTGCGCCCAAGGGGATGACTGCCCTTGATGGTTATATGGATCAGAAGCGGGCCATGGATGCCGATCGCAACGAGATGCACACCAAATACGATGCCATTGCTCAGGCCTGGCTCAAGCAGCGTCTGACCTCCGGCGCGTTGGGCGACAAGGCCAAGGCGCTGCTGGGTAAAGGCGTTACTGCCGATCGCGCACTGGATCAACTGATGCACGACGCTACGGTTGAGGGCATTGACCCCAGCAAGCCGCGCAAGGATGAGGCTGACAGGGTGAAGTACCAGATGCTGCGTAAGCGCTTTGAGGCGTTGCCAGCAGAGCAGCAGGTGCTGTTCAACGAGGTGCGCGATGCGTATCAGGAGCAGATCCAGACGCTGGAGAGCGCGATCGAGCAGAACGTAATCCGTAGCGTCGAGTTTTCCAAGCGCCGGGCGCGCCGGGAGCGCAACGCCGAGATTACTCAAGCCCGGGATGAGCTAACCGGGGACGATCTGCAGGAAGCGATTGATGCTGCGGAGAAGCGGTACCGGGGCCGTATGCGGGCGGCAGAGGCCGGGACTACGTCGAAGGTACTGTTGCTGCGGCAGAAGTTTGAGAGCATGCGCATTGATGAGCCGTATTTTCCTCTGAAGCGCTTTGGCGATTATTTTGTGGCGCTGCGTGACGGTGAGAAGCTGGTGTCGTTCAGCATGTTCGAGTCGGCGGCGGCGATGGAGGACGCTGCCGAGCAGATGCGGGCGAAGTATCCCGACATGAAGGTGAAGGTTGGCCGTAAGTCGATCAAGCAGGAGCTGGAGGGCGCCGTTGATGTTGGCTTTGTGTCGGATATTCAGGATCTGGTGTCTCGCCTGCCCAATGCCGATGAGATTGCCGATCAGGTTTACCAACTCTATCTGGATACGTTGCCTGACTTCTCGATGCGCAAGGGCTTTATTCACCGGAAGAAGGTGAGCGGCTACAGCGATGATGCGCTGCGGGCCTTTGCCAGCTCGATGTTCCATTCGTCTTATCAGATCGCTCGACTGAAGCACAGCCTGGAAATGAACGAGCTGGTTGATGTGGTGGAAGAGCAGGCCCAGGCGGCCACCGACCCGGTGGATGCGATGACCATCGCCAATGAGCTGCGCCGGCGCCATGAGTGGGTGATGAACCCGAAAGGCAGCCGGGTTGCGCAAACCATTACCTCGGCTGCGTTCACCTACCAACTGGGCATTACGCCGGCGGCGGCCATGGTGAACACCACCCAGACGTTCATGCTGGGCGTGCCGGTGCTGGGCGCGCGCTACAAGAGCGAAGCCAAGGCGATGACTGAGCTGCTGAAGGCGTCGCGAGACTTTATCAAGGGTAAGGGCCATCTTGAGCGGGCGCTGACTGGAGAGGAACAGGAGGCCTTTGCCGAGTTCATGCGGCTTGGCTTGATCGACAAGACGCAGGCCCATGACCTTGCCGGGGTTGGCGAAACCGGCGCCGAGTACAGCCCAGTGCGCCATAAGCTGATGGGGATCATCAGTTGGGCTTTCCATAATGCGGAGCGATACAACCGGGAGGTTACCTCGATCGCTGCGTATCGCATGGCCCGAGGCGCTGGCCGCTCGCACGCGGACGCTATCAACGAGGCTGCTGACCTGACGTGGACTATCCACTTCGACTACTCCAGCGGTAACCGCGCGCGCTTCATGCAGAGCGATACTGCCAAGGTGCTTCTGGTGTTCCGCCAGCACAGCGTCAACATGCTGTCTCGCTTGGTTATCGATATCCGGCAGTCGCTCAAGGGGGAATCCCCTGAGCTGCGGGCGGAGGCCAAGCGCCGGCTGGCTGGTATCTACGGCATGTTTGCCTTGATGGCCGGCATGCTGGGCGTGCCTGGCGCTCAGGCGTTGCTGTTGCTGCTGAACGCCCTGGACGATGACGACGACCCTTGGACTGCAGAGGACAAGATCAAGCGGGCGGTGACCGAAGCGCTGGGTGAGGATGTTGCCGCGGCGTTCTTCAAGGGCGCGCCGGGTACGCTGGCAGACCTGAACCTGACAGACCGGATTGGTATGGGACACCTCTGGTTCTTCTCGCCAAACCGTGAGGTGGAAGGCCGTGATGCCTATGTGTACTGGGTAGAACAGGTGCTGGGCGCTGCCCCGGCCATGGTGGCCAACGCCTTTACCGGGGCAAGCATGATGGGCGAAGGCCATGTGATGCGCGGCTTTGAAACGATGCTACCCAAGGCCGGCAAAGACTTGTTGCGGGCCGTCCGGTATTCGGAAGAGGGCGTGCAATCGCTCAACGGCTACTCGCTGCTGGATGAGGTTGGCGGGTGGGGTGTGCTGGCGCAGGCCCTTGGGTTCATGCCGGCGCACATTGCGCAGCGCTACGACCAGAACAACGCGCTGAAGAACGCAGAGATGCGGATCAAGGGTGAGCGCCAGTATCTGTTCAACCGCTACGCGCTGGCCGTGCGCACCGGCGACACCGAGGCATTGCCGGGGATCAGGGAGCGCATTGCAGACTTCAACAAGCGCTACCCAGCAGTGCGGATCACTAACAGCGCGCTGATTCGGTCGGTGAACACCCGGGAGTCGAACCAGGAGAGGGCGGCTGACGGCATCCTGATTGATCGCCGATTGGAGTATCTGCGCAGCGAGCAGTAGCACCACAAGGGGCCAGTTCTGGCCCCTTTCTTTTTGCCGACCCCCTGTAGGGTTAGAGCGTTTTTCCTTCCTGCACGACCATTCCCTTGCACGAACCCGAACCGGGTTTTCGTTGAATCCCTTTTGGCGGCTACGGCGATATGTGGCGGGAAAACTATGGCAACTGAAACAGATGAGATTTACCAGCAGTTCGAGACAAGCGGCGAGCTGACAGCCGAACAAGCGGCCCGACTCTTGGAGTTGGCCGACGAGGGCGATACCGGTGGTGATACGCCGGAACCAGGTGGCGAGCCCGACGCCACCCTTGAAGCGGAGCCAGCAAGCCAAGCGGTAGATGGCGGTGAGGGTGATGCAGGCCAGGCCCAGGAGCCGGACGAGTCGGAGCTAAACGCCGACAACGCGGTTATTCAGGCCAAAGACGGTAAGCACACCATCGCATTCCAGAAGCTGGTGGATGCGCGGGAGGCTGCGGCGACAAGCAAGCAGCAAGCCGCGCAACTGCAGGAGCAACTGGATGCAGCCAATGCAGAAATGGACAAGCTGCGGGCTGCCGCTCAGGAGCGTGCGGACAACGGCGAGGCGCCAACGGGGCAAGACAAGCTGCTGGATGCAGCACAACAGGCGATGGACGCCGGTATTGACCCGAACATCTTCGGTGACTTCTCGGAAGAGGCGTTGGTGAAGGGTATTGGCAGCCTTATTCAGGAGAAGTTTACCGGTCTGGATAAGGCCTTTAACGACCGCCTTGCTGAGCTGGAGAAGCGATTTGAGCCGATCCAGCAGAAGGGTGAGTTGGCCGCTCAGGAGCAGCACTTCAAGACCATCTTGGAGGCGCACCCTGACGCGGATTCTCTGGTTGATAGCAAGGAGCTTGATGACTGGATTAACGCTCGCCCTGGCGCTGTCCGCGCCGCTTACCGTGACGTTCTCGATAACGGCACTGCAAAGGATGTTGTTGAGCTGTTTGACGACTTCAAGCAGGCCACTGGCAAGTCTCAGGCCGCGTCCGGCGATGCCCAGGAAGGCGATGTGCGGGACAAGGCCAAAGCGGCTATCGCGAATGTGAAGCCGTCCGTCCCGGCGAGCCTCTCGGATATTCCGGGTGGCAAGCTGGGACCGGGCAGCCGAACTGAAGCGCTGGACAGCATGAGCCCTGCTGATCGGCTTGAGGCGATGGAGGACATGTCGCCCGAGCAGATTGAAGCGTACTTGAATCGGAGCCTGTGACGGCCCGCCAATAGCTGGAGAACGCTATGACTGACAAAACCCACATGGCTTACGGTGATCCGAAGGCTATGGTCGATCAGGCCGCAGGCCTGTTCGCTACTCATACTCAGCGCAACACCACGCTGAACCGCCTGACCGGCAAGATGCCGAAGGGCACCAAGGGCGCTGAGGCGACTTTGCGCAAACAGTCCACCCAGCATATGCCGATTGTCCGTTGCCAGGATCTTGGGAAGGGCAAGGGTGAAGAGGTGACTTTTCACCTGCTCAACCCCACTGGCGGTTACCCGATCATGGGTAGCGAGTATGCCGAGGGCCGTGGCGTTGGCATGAAGCTGTCTGAGGACAAGCTGCGCGTGAACCAGGCGCGCTTCCCGGTTGACCTCGGCGACACCATGACCGAAGTTCGCAGCCCTGCGGATTTCCGCCGTCTGGGACGCCCGGTGGCTCAGGCTAAGATGGACGCCTATGTTGACCAGTCGCTGTTGGTTCACATGGCAGGTGCGCGCGGCTATCAAGACAACATCGAGTGGAAGGTGCCGGTGGAGACGCACCCTGATTTTGCCAAGATCATGGTCAACCGCGTAAAAGCCCCGACCAAGAACCGTCACTTCATGGCTGACGGTGGTAACGGTATTCAGGAGTTTGGTGTTAACGCTGGTGAAATCGACCTGGCGACCACTGATCTGCTGAAGATGGATACCGTGGATGGTATTCGCAGCTTTATCGACGATATCGCGCTGCCTCCGCCGCCTGTTCACTTTGAAGGTGATGCGGCCGCAACGGATTCGCCGCTACGCGTGCTGCTGGTTTCTTCGACCCAGTACAACTTGTTTGCTGCTGATCCGAACTTCCGTCAGCTGCAAGCCAGCGCCATGGCGCGTGCTCAGCAGGCCAAGGGGCACCCCCTGTTCCTGGGCGAGGTTGGTCTGTGGAATGGCGTGCTTATCGTCAAGATGCCGAAGCCGATTCGCTTCTACAAGGGCGACACCATCCGCTACTGCACCGCTTACGACAGTGAAGCCGAAAGCTCCTGTGTCGTGCCTGACAGCTTTGGTGACAACTTCGCCATCGACCGTTCCATTCTGCTGGGTGGTCAGGCGGTGGCAGAAGCGCTGGCAGCGCACCGCAAGTCCAAGATGCCGTTCTTCTGGAGTGAGAAGGAGCTTGATCACGGCGACAAGGTCGAGGGGCTGATTGGTGCTATTCGCGGTATCTCCAAGATCCGCTTTGCGGTCGATACGGGCCGCGGGACCGAGTTCACCGATTACGGCGCAACCGTCATCGATACCGCTGTGCCGATTCGCAAGCCGCGTAGCTGATCTGACTGGCCGGCACCCCCGGCCAGCCTTCTCGCAACCAAGTTAAGGAGGCCGCTCATGGCCAACGTAAAGATCGATCAGTTTGGCAACCGCCAGTTCGGCGGTGCTGCTGGCGCTTATGGCAACACCACCACCCTGGCTTTCAAACTGAAAACCAATGCCGCTGGTGCTGCTGAGAACTCCAACTCTGGTGCCGCCATTGCTTCGGGTGATGTTGTCGACCTGGGCCCGCTGCCCGCGGGCATGCGCCTGGACGATGCTTCGGTGCTGATCAGCACCGGCATGACCGCCACCATCACCGGCTCTCTGGGCTTTCTGTACGAGGACGGTGTGGACAGTGCCGAGGTGCCGCAGGACCCGGGCTACTTCGGTGCCGGCCTGAACCTGGCGACCGCTGCGCGACTGCGTGCGAATACCGCCAAGGCGTTGGTGACCCTGCCGAAGCCTGCCCGTCTGGTCCTGACCACGGCCGTTGAGGATAACGCCAAGGTGAGTCAGATCGACGTGCTGGTGATCGGCGAGCTGCAAGGCCCGCGCTGAGCCGGTGACGAAAGGGGCTCCGGCCCCTTTCTCTTATCCCTTTCTCTGGAGCACCACTTATGAACGTGCTTGTGATCGCGCGCGTCGCGCACATGATCAATCTCGCTTACTGCATGTCGATTGGCGACGACTCGCAGCCCAGCTGGGAGGACGCCCCGGACTGGCAGAAGAAGTCCGCTGTTGCTGGCGTGGAAATGCACCTGGCTAACCCGAATGCCACCCCTGAGCAGTCGCATGAAAGCTGGCTGGCCCAGAAGCTGGCTGACGGCTGGACGTATGGCGAGGTTAAAGACGCGGAGAAGAAGCAGCACCCGTGCTGTTTGCCCTATGACGAGCTGTCGATCGAGCAGAAGTCCAAGGACTACCTGTTCCGTGGCGTTGTGCATGCGCTGAAAGACCTGCCGGATGCGGACGAGGCTGTTGCGCAGGCGCTGGCCAACCTGCCGAAGGAGGCTGGCGCCGCGCTGACGGGTGCCCCCGTGGGGCAGGTTGGCGTGAAGTACATTGGCCGCAAGCCGACATTCACCGACCACCTGTACGGCACTGGCCTGACTTTCGAGCGTAACCAGGTCCGCTACATGCCGACGGACATCGGCCGTAAGTTCCTGCGGCATGCCGATCAGTTCAAGGCCGCGGCGGCTGTTGCCATTCCAGCGGCAGACGAGCCGGCTGCGGATGAATCCGCCGACGACACCGCTGAGCTGTTGGCCAAGGCCAAGGCGAAGCAGGAGCTCGAGCAAAAGGACGAGACAGCTCTGCAGGACGTGCGACAACAGATCGGCCTGATGACCAAGAAGGCGCTGACTGACTACGCCATGAACAACTACCGGCAGAAGCTGGACCAGGCTCAGAAGGTTGATGAGCTGCGCCGCCAGGTCATTGGCATGGTCGATCAGTACGGGTTGGTCTGATGGACTGGGGCGAGCTGGAGCATGATTTTCGGGTGTCGACACAGGATACGGTGGCGCCGTACCTGTTCGACAGCGAAGACGTGCTCCGCTGGCTGAAAGAGGCCGAGGACGAGGCTGCGATTCGTGGCCGCCTGCTGCACGTAGCTGATGACCAGACGGTCTGCATCATCAAGATTGATGCCGGTGTGTCGGTGTATCCGCTGCACCCATCGCTCTTTGAGCTGGACCATATCGGCTGGGTGGCACAGGGCAGTAGTCAACGTGAGCGGCTGGCGCTGAAGAGCACGGAGGCACTCGACGGGATTATGCCGGACTGGCGCGAGCGGGTGGATTTGCCGCGCTACCTGGTGCAGAGCGAGACCAGCGTGCGCGTGGTACCCACGCCGATCTGCAACGGTGAGCTGAAGCTGGAAGGCTATCGGCTGCCGCTCAGGCCGGACCGCTCGAAACCCGAAATTCATCAGGCCCACCATTCCTACCTGGTGTATTGGGCGCTGAAGCGCGCGTACTCGGTACCTGACTCCGAAACGATGGACTTGGGCCGTGCGGTGGATGCCGAGCGGCTATTCACGCGGTACTTCGGCGAGCGCCCCGACTCCGACCTGCGCCGCCTGACGCGCGAGGACACCGACCACCATAACCGGGCGTTTTTTTTGTAGGGGAAGTACATGGGCAACCACGTTGGGCATGTTCAGGAGAGTGTCGTTGAGGGCGTTGTTGTGTCTGTGTCCAGCAAAGCTACCTGGGGAGGCGCCGTGACAGGGATCGTGGGGTATTTGGCACAGGTCAACTGGATCGGCTGGGCCAGTGTGCTCATCGCGTTCATTGGCCTCGGCTTCAACGTCTACTTCAACCACCGCCGTGATAAGCGCGAGGCTGCAGAGAGTGCGGCCAGAACAGCGCGGGAGACGGCGGAAAGCGCGGCCCGGATTGCCGCCCTGCATGACAGGTGCGAGCTATGAACCGGGCGCGCACGTACATCGGCGCGCTGACAATCAGCGCGGCCGGCTTCATGGGCTGGATCGCGTCCGAAGGGTTTACCCCGGCCCCTGTGATTCCAACCCAGGGTGACGTGCCCACAATTGGCCATGGTTCAACCCGCTACGAGGACGGCACACCTGTCAGGATGACGGACCAGCCCATTACGCGCGCGCGGGGCGAGCAACTGGCGCGCAACCTGATGAGCCAGGACGAGGTGCGCTTTCGGGCATCACTGCCGGGTGTGGAGCTGTATCAGGAAGAGTACGACCTGTACTTGGACTTTGTTGGGCAGTACGGGATCGGCAACTGGCGGGCATCGAGCATGCGGCGCGAGCTGTTGGCCGGCAACTACGTTCAGGCCTGCGACGCGCTACTGCGCTGGCGGAAGGCGGGCGGCTACGACTGCTCAACCTTGGTCAACGGCCAGCCGAACCGGCGTTGCTGGGGCGTCTGGACACGACAGCTGGAGCGGCATGAGATGTGCCGGAGCGCCCAATGAATCGGGTTCTGCTTGGGGTGGCCGGGGCGCTGGCGATGCTGCTGGTGCTGACCGCGTTGCGGCTCAACGCCGTTGGGGCAGACCTGGCTCAGATGACCGACAAGGCTCAGCAGGCTGCCGCCCAGGCGGCATCGCTGCGAACCACCCTGCGCCTTCAGCGCGAGCTGACAGAGGATCAGGCGGCGATCGCCAGCACCTACCTACAGGAGAAGACCAGTGCCGAAAAAAACCGTGAGGATCTGTATGAGTGCCTTGCTACTGGTGCTTGCGGGCTGCGTATCGCAGCCACCTGTGAGCACGACGGTGAGGCCGGGGGCGCTGGATCCGGCGCTGATGCAGGAACCCCAAGACTTACAGCCGCTGCTGAACGAGCTTATCCAGCCCTACAAGCTGGACTCCGCGCACAGCGAGCACAAATAAAAGGGCTGCAGGACGCGCTGTTCCTGCTGCATCGCAGTTGTCGACTTGTGGGTGAGCCTGAATGATCGAGATACCGCTGACCATTTACCAGGGCAAGACCCTTGAGTTCGCCCTGCAGTACGCCGAAGACCACTTCACCTACTGCGATATCGTCGCTGTGCCGTCGCTGGCGCCGGTGCGGTTAAGTGTGCCGGGCCACGGTATTCCGGACGGATGGCCGGTGACGATCCAGTGCGTGAGACGGCCTGACGAGCTGAACGGCGACTACCTGGCCACGGTGATCGACGACGACACCATCGAGATAAACGACCTTGTGGGTTCGTGCTGGCGCCACCAGTGGTCGGCCGGTGGCCATGTCCGGTATCCAACCCCCCAGGACATCACCGGCTGGTCTGCCCGGGCAACCCTGCGCCGGCGCGTTGGCGACGACAGCGCCATTCTGACCTTCCACTCTGACGCCGCCCAGAACCCCGATGGCCTGATCATCGTTGACCCGGCAGAGCACTCATTCACTCTGAAGCTGGACGAGGCCGCGGCCAAGCAGCTGAAGCCTATGGTCGGTGTGTGGGACGCCGAGGTCATCGACCCGGCCGGCAACGTGTTTGCGCTGGTCGGTGTGAGCCCCTTCGAGATTACTGCTGAGGTGACAGAATGAGCCGTGTCATTGCAGTGAAGCAGGGCCCGGAGCGCCGGGTTATTCGCGCCGGCATGCGGGGCAGGGTGGGGCCGACTATTACTGCTGCTTCGGTCGGAGCCGATGGCCACCTGATTCTGACTATCGAAGGCGGCACCGAGATTGACGCCGGTGTGATCGACCGGCCCTGGGGCACGATTCAGGGTGAGATTACCGATCAGTTGGATTTGATGGCCCGGCTGGGGCTGAAGGTTGATCAGGCCAGCTACGACGCGTTTGCCGCCGGCGTGGCGGCTGGACTGGCTGAGCGATACACCAAGCCAGAAACAGATGCTCTGGTGGCCAGTCGCACCACGCCAGCGCAGGCTGCGGCGGCAGCGCCTGTGCAGAGTGTACAAGGCCGCACCGGTGACGTGGCGATAACCAAGGCAGACGTAGGCCTGGGCAGCGCAGACAACACCAGCGACATGGCCAAGCCGGTCAGCACCGCGCAGGCTGCTGCTCTGGCGCTCAAGGTGGACGTGTCGGATGTGCTCGATCAGCTGGAATCAGCGGACGCTACCAAGCCGCTGTCGGCCAATCAGGGGCGTGTGCTCAAAGAGCTGATCGACAACATCCAGACGCTGCTGGAGTCCGACAACATCAACCTCGACAGCTTGCAGGAGGTTGTCGACTTCATCGAGCAGAACCGGGAAGACCTGCAGAATCTGGGTATCAGCAACATCGCCGGCCTGCAGCCTGCCCTGGACAGCAAGGCCGCCACCAATGGCGACTACGTGAACCTGCGCGCTCGGTCCACCACCGCTGATGACGTTGGGCTGGGCCAAGTGGATAACACGCCCGATGCCAGCAAGCCGATCAGTGGTCCGCAGCAGGCCGGGCTGGATTTGAAAGTCGACAAGGTGGTTGGGAAGGGCCTGAGCACTGAGGACTTCACCACTGACGAAAAGAACAAACTGGCCGCGCTGCAGTCCGCTCGCGACCTTGAATTGAAACTGGCCTACGGGGTACACACTGCATGAGCACTTCGACTGCCTGGTCTCTGACCGCTTATACCCCGGATACCTGGACCCCGTTGGTGCAGGTGCCTGCTGACGTGACCAGCATCATTGTCACCAATACAGACATGCTCAATGACAAGCTGGTACAGGTGCGGCTGGGCGCCGCAGAGATAGCGGGCGCCCAACTGGTGCCTGCCGGTGACGCGCTCAAGCTGGACATCAAAGCACTGCCGGTCTCCGCAGCCAGCCAGCTGCAGATCAAAGCGGATGCCGCCGGGCTTCACTTCACAGCGGCGGGGCTTGCGCAATGAGTGCCTGGCAACCGATGTGTAGCCGGGTGCTTGATGCTAACCCGATTGCAGATGCCATCGCGCTGGACTTGGATTATCGCAATGACCGTTATCGCGCACTCGACAGTGGGGTTTTAGTTGAGAAGCCTTGGTCAGATATAGTCAATAACTACTCAGCACCGGCTGGGCGGACTTACTTTGATAGCTCGGGAGTTCTGCAAACCGCCGGGGCTAACGAAATGATTCGGGCATTTGATCCTGTTACTGGGGAGGTTGTCGGTAATCAGGTTTGGAACGCTTATACCTGCCTAAACCATTATTCGTTTGACCCGACTAACTCAGCTTGGCTGGTATCAGGGGCAACCAGAACTCCATACGGAGGAAAAGTGGGCCAGTTTACGCCTGTGTATGTGGAGAGTACCGGAGGGACTTGGAACCGGTTGCTTGCCACTTTTTTATCTGGCAATGACTCTTACACTGTCCGCTGTATTTATAGCTCCGGAAGCTCCGGTAGGTTTCGCCTGACCTGCAGGGATACTTCAAATAGCCTAGAGACGCAGTTGGCGGGAACAGTAAATGGGGTGAAATCAACTATTACGACAGCTGCAGGAACTGTAACAGTTAAGTCTGATAAGCAGCTTTTATCCGGTTTGCGGGAAATAATCATCACCTTTGTTCCTGTGAATCCTGGAACTGGTGTCTCTTTTGGGTTTGGCCCCGACAGTGTCGTGGTTGGGGAGAGCTTGCTACTTTACGGAGCTTGTGTTTATGCCGGAACTGAAGAGAAGCCGCTCGTCAATACACTCAACTCGTCAGTGTTGGTGGCTGGGGAGAGTCAAGTTATTAATGCCGAAAGTTTTTTGAATTTTTATAACGAAGAAGAGGGCACCATTTTTTGCCTCTCAAGCGGTCACAATAATACAGGCTACATAGCCCAAGCAGATGCTGGCAGTGGTAATGATCGGCGGTTGATACGTATGGACGGAGGCAGCGGGGCTAGAGGCTTTAGTATTGCGTCCTCGATAACTCAATCTGCAGCAGCAGGTGTTCCTTGGATAGCCGGGGTGAAGAAACCCGTAGTAATGGCGTATAGATCCGGAGCGACAAACTATATAGCTGCCGATGGTCAAACCGCCTCCTTCCCTGACAATAGCCCCCCGGGGATTTATAGGATGTGGCTTGGAACAGGCGGAATTTCCAGCACACTGTATTTGAATGGCTACATAGAACGGTTGGTATATTTCAATCGCGCCCTGCCGCCCTCAATCCTCCAGAGGCTGACGGCCTGACTGTCTGAGGTTGCCGGTACTGCAAACATCACCGGCGGTACTGCCAGAGACATACTGCCCACATCCGTGTAGAGCACGGCTGATAGTGCCTGCCAGTTTTCGCTCTGTCGCTGGCTGAATCCAGCAAACGCTAACTCCATCACAACAGGCCGTCCATTGAGACCGCTTTGGACCGGTAGGAAGTGTTCAGCCGTTGGTTAGCGGATTTCTAGGCTGGGGCGATCCGGACGGCCATCAGAGCTCTGCATTGTGTTTGGGTATCAGGCTGGCGCCGATTCGATGGATTTCCGCCATTGCCTCACGGCGTTCGGGCTCAGTTATGGCTTCATCGTCAAATGCCTGGGCGTGCTCGGCTTCGTCCAGCAGCAAGCGGGCAACGTATTCGCGGGCCAGCTTTATGGCAAAGCCTTTTCGTATGGGGTAGTGGTTTTGTGTCAC